ACTTCGTCTTTTTGTTCTTCTGTCATTGAAATACCTCCTTTTGTCTATAGTTAATTGTTCATAATTCGTTGATTTAAATTAAATGATGGTGCAAAGATACCCTTTTCTGTACAAAAATAACGAAAATGAGAATATTTTTGTGTTAAGGTTTGCAAAATGTAACAATCTGTAAGTTTTTGCTAGCAAAAAGAAAGGCGGCTACATGTTATAAACCGCCTTATCTTTTAGAATATATAAGTAAGCCAACTATAACGTTTTCTGCCTTCACGGTAAGTGAGGTTCTCCTGATTTGCATAAGCCTCCTGCTCAAAAGAAATGGCACGATAAGCCTTATGGCTGTCTCTGAGGATGATAAGCCTGACAAGCCATTCTACAATATACCACAAGTAGAAAAACACATAGAGCATTTCCTTCATTTGCTCGGTGTGTATCTGCTCATGGTTGAGCGATACATCACTAATCTTTTTGTCTCTTCGTGTGAAGAGAACCCCGAAGAGGTTCACGTAACTGAAACCTCTAGGGGGAATAATTTTATTTTTGATAATCTTCATGCTAGATAATGAATAATTCTACAAATAAATACGTGAGGAACACATCTGCGAACCCTGCTATCTCCAGCCAATACCAAGGGTGGAACTTGACATCCTTACTGATATACCAAAAGCTATTTACTACATTGAAGAAATCAATGGCAACAAGGTAGATGGTGTATAGGAGAGCTATCACGAACGTTATCCACCAGCATACCGACAAGCACCAGCCTACACAACCTGCCGCAGCCACGATAGCTGCCGTCTTATGCACGGAATAGGCATCACGGTCGCAGTAGTTCGGGGCAAAGCCTACGAAGCACAAGCCTGCACAGCCAAGGAAGGCGAGGAACTGAATGCCCCTGCCTGTATCGAGCAGGCAGATGAGCATGAGGAACGCCACCGCAACCATAATCAGCGAGAATATCCAACCCATATTGCGGGGTTTCTTGAAGGGAGCGATTTCACTGCCCGTAGTAGGCTGCAACTGATAATAGGTATCGCTCACCATATTAGGGATGCCGAAGCGCAAAGCCATCAACAGCAGATAGCCTCCAAGCAAGAGAAACGAGATAAATGCAAGATACCACATAAGCCTACACCTCCATCTTCAGTTTCTCAGGATAACCTGACTTATAATCATAGGTCAGGACACCCTCAATGTTATCCAACTCGCTCACTGCCTTCTTGTGCGCTGCCGTCACGTTGAAGCACTCCAGGGCATACATTTCCAATGCTGAGAGCAACTGTATAGCCTTGTCGCAGTCTACTTCGAGCTGATAGCTTCCCAGCCAAAGTGTCGTCTTCTGTTGCCCCATAGCTTTGGCGATGGTGGTAGAGTTCATCAGTCCCACACGTGTCGCCTTGTCGAGCCATACCTCCATGCCGTTCAATTCAAAGGCGTTGACAGACGAAGAAGCATCGTACTTTTCGATGTAGGCAAGCAGCGCCTTCTTCATGTATTCCAATGGCTCTGCGCCAAGACCTTCACTAATCTCTTTAATCTCCTCCATGCTTGCTTGCTCTCCGCTCGACAAGATGTCGTTCAACACCAAATCCATGCTAGGATTGTAGTCATACCGCTCAAGCATGTAATCGCACAGAGAGGACTCCTTTTCCTGCCCATCCTCTGTTTTCTCAACCTGCATGGTCTTAGCCCATGCTACTCTGTAGATGTCTCCATCCAAGACCTTGAAAGCCGCAAAATCGGCTGCTTCACCAAATGTTTTAACCATATTATTACAATATAATTTCGTTTTAAAGTATATTCTCCATTACTACCTTTTTCTTGCTTGAAGAAATGTGGTAAAATAACAAAGTCTAAGTGTTAAATAGAGCACACGGGACGGACATAACGGACAGAATCCTTACTTCTTAGGGTACTGTTATCGCTGTAGGTCCAATCAAAATCCCATGCAGTTCCACTAGAAGCCTGAGTGGAAGTCCAGTGGGAGTCGGTTCGTTGCATCATTCTTCCGCCGATTTTTTCCATTGCTTCAACTATTGCATTCTTGTTTTTATAAGCATCATATGCTTCACCAAACGACCATAAATAGCCTTTTTTGCCGTTCTTAAATGTATAATTGCGACAGCTCTCTGCTGCGGGAGCATTACCACTACCGAGTTGTGCAATAATCTTATCAGTATTCGCTTCGCCAGCATAGTCATGTTTTGCTATTGCAGTATCTTCGGTAGTGATAATCCCAGATACAATCCCGTTCATGCCCCATTCTTCTGCACTACTTTCTGCATATGTAGGTGCAATTATAAACTTACTATTCTCTGTACATACATATACACCTACTGCCTTGCTATTATTTGCAGCATTCCAGTTTTCAGAGAGCGTAAGCTGTCCATCTGTATCGTATATATATATACCAAGCGGAATCTTATTATAAGTCATTATGACGTTCCTACTTGTACCTACGCCAGCAGTATAATGTTGTTTCAATGGCGGAGCGTATCCGCTTACGCCACTTGCACTTACAGTATACGTATTGACCGAAGGAATCTTGAACACAAGCGGTGTTCCCTTCCAAGTCTGTGTCTGGGTTTCGTTAGTCATCGTATTCTTGACGGTCACAACAACACCGTTCAGCTTGCTATCCGATGAAGACAAGTAGCTTTTGAGCGTCACCGTCACGGTCTCATTGTAATCGCCTCCACTAATCTCTCCCCACGTAGCCTTGCCGTTCGATATATTATACAGCTGATAGAACTTATATCCATGTTCAGCAGAAGAGTCTGCTACTCGGCACATGTATCCTACCTTGAACGAGCGTGTCACTCCATTGTCTGTAAATGTGAGCGTGCTTGATGTAGGAGCAGATGAGAGAGTAGGAATCACATATTCCGTATCAGTGAATTTCGCATTCGATGGCACATTTGCATTGACGGTATGACCATTAACTCTGGAAGCATTATCCGCAGTCGATGCGCTCGCAGCCTTCTCCGTCTTGCCAAGATACTTTTTGTCGGCATCGACAGTTTTAATATATGCTGCCAGACTCTGATGCGAAGTAAGATAGTTACCCTTAGGCTGATACTTAGCTGCTACATCTGCATCGGTGACGTACTTCAAACCCTTTACCCATGACTCAGTAGCATATCCTACCAAACTTTGGTGAGAGGTGAGGAATCCGATGTCGTTAGTGAGCTGTGATACCTTAGTTGGTATTTGCGAAGTCTTGGCGTAACCTTCGAGACTCTGATGAGTCGTGAGATAGTTACCCAAATCCACAGGTGTGCCACCAGTGGCAGCAATCGTCTTAGTCACACCATTAATCTTAACACTGTGAGTGTGAGATTTATCACTCTTTCCGCTAATATCTTGATGTGAGGTTAAGAAGGTTGCACCTTTAGTTGCTATTACTGTCTTCCCAGACTTGGTAATACCTGTCACAGCATTTCCTGTTCCTGTGGTAGTGACTGCATTCACATATCCATCAAGAGACTGATGTGAGGTAAGATAGTTACCCTTAGGCTGATACTTGGCTGCTGCGTCAGCATCGGTGATATACTTCAACCCCTTGACCCAAGTCTCCGTAGCATATCCTACAAGACTCTGATGAGAGGTGAGGAATGTAGCACCTTTTACGAAAGATATTGTCTTTCCACTCTTTGTGATTGCTGTCAACGCATTACCTGAACCGCTTACGTTTATAGCATTCACGTATCCGTCAAGCGACTGGTGTTCGGTCAGATAATTGCCTATAGGCTGGTAGGTCTGTCTTGCAACCTCACTAGTAAGATACGCTGCGAGAATAGTTGCAACCTCTTTCTTTGTATAGGTATCGGTTATTCCGTATCCTCCGAGCGTAGTTGACTTATCAGCCTTCTTAGCGATGGCTTCCTCGATTAATCTGTGCAGATCATCATCCTTTGCTAACTTGTCAGCAATCTCCTTCAGTGTATCAAGGGATTCAGGCGCGCCACCGATGAGGTCAGCTATAGCCTTGCGGAAAGAGCCATCAACTGTTGATGCACCGTTGATGATGTCAATGGTGGCTTGCAAAGATGCTTCCTTAGCGGTCGCACGCTGCACTTCATCCGTAAGCGATGTTCCTAGCGCATACTTGCTGTGAGTGTGTGACGTGATGTCGCCTGTAAGCACAGCTTCTACCTTTTCTTTAGTAAGCTGATAGGAAGAAGAGACTGACACACCGCTATCAATAAACTCGCCCCGTGCGTCATCATATATCCACCAGTTTCCGTTCTGCACGTAAGGGGATTTTCCGTTTTCTCCCTTATCACCCTTTACACCTTGGAGACCCTGAATACCTTGTTCGCCTTGAATACCTTGTTCGCCTTGAATACCCTGTTCGCCTTGGATACCTTGCTCTCCCTTGTCGCCTTTGTCACCTTTGTCACCCTTTACGTAGATATTGCTCTTTACGTAAGATTTTGTGTCCTTATTCCACGCATACACATAGTTATCTTCGCCTATATATGTAGGATGGTTGGCAGTATCATTAGCATTATCTGCGGCATCAAGAGCTGCTTGCTTAGATGTTGCAAAATCAGTCTCTCGCTTTGATTCCGCAGCGACACGACCCTCCTCTGCCTTAACCCTTAATGCCTCGGCATTGGCGATTGAAGTATTTGTCTCGCTGGCTTTTCTTGCTTCACTGTTAGCGTTATCGGCAGCTGCGTTCGCTCTGTTTGCGGCATCAATGGCTGCTTGCTTCTGTTCGGTAATATCCGTGACGGAAGCATCTACTCTGTCAGCAGCTTCGTTGGCATTCTGCGCTGCGCCCTCAGCAGACTTCGCCTTTGCATCGGCATTGGCTGCGGATTTGTTAGCCTTATCAGCCGCATTGTTGGCATTTGTCGTTGCGGTGTTAGCATTCTCAGTCGCAGTATTCGCATTCTCAGTTGCGGCATTGGCGTTATCGGTTGCGGTCTTGCATGCTGCGGTCTGTTTCTTAGATTCTGCAGCAGCATCGGTAGCAGGCTTCATCAGTTCTGCCTTGTCACTATCCGTGAGGTCGGCAAAGCGGAGACGGATACCTCTCGGAATACCGAGATTCAGCTTGTAGATAGGATTTCCATTTGTATCTGTGCCCGAAGAAGACACGGAAGCGGTGGCATTCGCATCCTCGGCTAGGGTAGTCACATTGCCGATAAGGAACTGAGGGGTCTTACCTGTAAAACCTCGGAAACCGCTCATATCAACAAGATAGGAGTAGAACTTTCGTCCTTGCTCATTAAGAGCGACTACATAGAGCTTGGCATTATCCTCATCCTCCACATTAGCGGTATTGATGAGTATAAAATCATTCTCAGCAAAGGTGTTTACGTCCGTAGCATTCATCGCTGAAACGGAAGCGAATACCTTCTTAATCTGAAAAGCCTTTCCAGTAAGGTTCACGTCTGTCTTGCTATAAGCCTTAGTGGTTGTATCCCATCTATAGAAGTATCCGTCCGCGTCTACATAAGGAGGGTGCTGCGCTACACCGTTAGCATCCGCTGTTGCTTTGTCGGCAGCCGCCTTTGATTCCGCAAAATCTGATTCACGCTGAGTCTCTGCTGCCACACGAGCCTTTTCCGCATCTACCCTTGATGTTTCAGCCTTAACACGACTGTTTTCCGCAGTCACACGACCGTTCTCCGCAGTTACTCTACCTTGCTCGGAATTGACGATGTTTTTATACGCTTCGATAAGGTCTGTGATAACAGGACTCATCGAAGTATAGAGTGCAAGCATTCTCCATGTAGAGCCGTTATCATAGCTCACTTCAATACCCTCATTTCCACCTCGGAATTTAGGTGTCACACCCTCGGCTTTCACGCCTGTAGATTCTCCACCTATCACCCAATTACCATCGCTGTTGATGGTAGGTTTCAAGCCTTCGCTCAGATAAGCCCTGACGAACTCGGCAGGAATCTTGACTTGCAATCCGCTAGCCGTGTAGACCCAGAAGAAGTCAGTGCTGACCACAAGGCGTGAGGCGGTACTGAGCTGACTGGCTATATCGTTGATTTTCGTTTCTGTTGCCATAACATTATTGATTTAAAGATTCATTGATTACCTTGCTGACAGCTTCGATGAAGCAAGGAGCGGTGGTTTTCTCCACCAGCCCCTTGATGATGTCTAGCTCTTCCTGCGAGTAGTCGGTTTCATCACTTCCGTTCCACATCTTGACCGCAAGAGCCTGTCCTGCGAGTCCGAGTCCTGCTCCCTGAGAGTAGATGATGTTTGCAATCTGCTTGCGAGCGTTAACAACCTGACACTGACTCTTGTCGAGTGTCACGAATACTTCCAAATGTTCTAACTTGACTTTCATATTCTTTGCTTTTTATTATATAACAAAATTTTAAGAATCATTACTACATTCAGAGAACCACGTATCGCCATCAAATACAAGCTGAATATGCTCGTACCTTTTGGTGCTCGTGAAGTCTCCAGACCTTCCACTTGCAGTATGATAATTAACTCCAGTAGGTGCTTTTATTGTAACATCGCCAGTTCCAGCTCTTATAACTGTAAAGACATCTCCTGTTTTAGCACCTGTTGCAGAAGTTGGCAAAGTTATCGTGATGCTAGATGAATTGTTGCAGCGGATACACATTCCTGACGCATAAATTGAAGCACTATTGCGCAAATCCAAACTGTAATAAAGTGGGACAATAGGAATACGGAAACCAACGAATGTACCATTTTCCATTACAATGCCAGGGTATTGAACACTAGAATTGGAAGCACCAACGTTAATGTGGATTCCAGCTTGAGTTGTAGAACTTTGACTAACAATACCATAATTTACAACAGATAGAGCAAAGTTATAACTATCATAGGTAAAACTCTTTGCATCCAGAACCACCATGCGGGTAAAGCTATTTCTTTCCTCTCCAATAGCTAATCGTGCATTGCTACAGACAAGATTATTATCTTCCAGTTTGAAGCCGCCAATCTGTCCGCTCGTAGCCGTAATCTTACCCGTAATATCCGCATCGGTCGTCTTAAATTTACCACCTCTAGTTATAGAAGTAGTAGCATTGCTGCCTTCAGTACCGCCTATCCAGAACGCATAATCTACATCATCCTTCACCCATCGGAACGAGCCAAAGATATTGTTACCTTCCATCAGGTTAAACTGCTGACCTTGGGCGAACTTCAGAACCGCATTCTTTGCCACGATAAGAGGAGAATACATCGGACCAGTATCACTCAGTTTCGTCCACAGCTTATTTTTGTCAGAGTCAACTGCTGATGGGTCGAATGAACTGCCCGTAGCCGTATGCGTAACGTTGCATTGATAGATAGACCAGCCATCGTTAGCATTGTTATCCTCAATATATATCAGGTCGATATACTTCTGTTCCTTGGTCAGGGCAGAATCATTATGATAAGTTGCACCGCTCTTCCATCCTTCGGAATTTCTGACGATGCAGCCGTTCTTGCCCATCTTTCCGGCTTCGGCAAAGTTGGCTACCACAACAGGCTGACTCCAATCGTCCTGAACGGAGTCAGTACCATGTTTTCCTGCACGAACAGACTCCCAAATGAACCTGTTTGTAGACGATACTGCTAGCCGTTTTGCCGTCCATCCTCCCTGCAAGATACCATTTGTACGGTAAGGCTTGGCTGGCACTGACGTATCGTTAGCGGTAGCGATATAGGCGCGCTCCATAACGATGGCTTCAGCCTGCATCGGCATCGCCTTGCTCCAGGTTATGTTGCCTACAGCATCTACGGTTCCGTCGGTACGCCATAAGCTCTCAGTAAGAGCTATCATCGATTGCCAGGCAAAGAGACCATAGTCGCCGTAGCTATCTGTGCCGCCATCCTTGAAATATCCGATAAAGAAATAATATTCTCCTGCATCAGGCATGGATAATTCAGCAACAAGACTCTGACCATCGCCGCTTACTACATAGGCATACTCTGATCTGTTGAGATATTCGCTATCTTCCTTTATCTGATTGCCATCACTATTGATGACCTCAGACGGCAGATAGAGACGAGAGATACATACCAGGTCCCAGTTGGTTTCAGAATAAGACTTCATCATCACTCTGAGATAGCTATCTCGGAAATGGTTAACAACTTTAATACGGCGTATGCACTTGCCGTTGTTGCCAAGAGAGGAAGGAGTCTTATAGAAAGTTTTCTTCTGCTTGATACCATCTAACAGAATTTCACTTTCTTCTGTTCCCCATGAGTTAGTACTGCTGTTGTACCGGTCGCTAATCTCATCTGTTGTAATCTTACCACCCAGCACGATACTCTTACCCCCCGTAGATGGAGCCGTCTTTGTCCAGCCGCTGCCAATATCATCCTGCGCTTTATCATAGTCGGCAAGCGTTTTCGGGGTAGGAAGAACTGATGGTTCTGAAGCTGAAGACTGATAGCCTACGATGAGACCATCGCCATCCTTAGCCTTATACCCCTCGCAGGATACCATATATTCAGGGTCACCCTCAGTATAGTTGGTTCGGACCACCTTCCACAGCCAAGGCTTGTCGTCACTGAAATCTTTCGGCATATCCGTACTTCCATAATACCATATTTCGTTAGCATCAGGAGCATCCGTCAGAGAATGCCATGCAATAAACTTCGTTTCCTGACTGATGATACTTCTAGGATAACGATTGAAAAGCTCTGGCATCGAGAACTCACCATCACTGCCAAGTTCTCCCCGCTTATAAGCCACGAAAACATATCTTTTATCCTTTGTTGGAGCCATCATGTCATCCTGCCATCCATCAGTAAGTTTTCCGTTTGTTCGCTTAGGTGCAGAGAAATCATTATTTAGATAATTAGACTGATAATAGATATACTCATATCCGTCACCATCTGCACCAGTCACGTTTGGCACTACCTTCACGGTCACATAGTCTATATAGCTGAAACCATCAAGTGTGCCTGTCACTTTGAAAACTATAGTCTGTGCAACCATGCCGAGTCTCGCACCTTTTGCACACGATATAGAAGCCGTATTACCACTTATGGAATAAGACACATTAGTAGTATTTGCCCTGTCTCTAACAACTTGACTTACATTACAGTCCCTTCCGTCTGCACGAAGGCTAAAATGAATATCTTCGCTGAACGCTGCCAGTGCCTTGCCATTACTGTCAGTAGGTATCGTAACAATATCGTCCGTAGATGAAGCCTTAGGCGCATGCTTACCATCGGTAGCGATATAGCCGATAAGCTGTGCATCGGAATAAGTCGTTTTACCGTCTTTCCATACTATCTTATCACGACTCCAAATGTACGTTCCCTTAGAGGCATCAGTAGGATAGGCATCGTCCCATGAAGTAGGCTTATCTTTGTCGGATGCCGATGTACCATATTGCTCTGTTACCGATGCAAGGTCTGAACACTTACCAATGCAATAGATGCCAGTGAAGGCTTCATCATTATTAGTATAGGTTACCTTGTCGGCACTCCATACATAATCATTTGCATGTGTCTCAATTACGACCTTAGACAGGGTATTATAAGTGAAGCTGCTAGGCTGGGAAGTCATGGATTTTGACAAGCCATACCATGTGTTTACACTTGTAATGCCTATGCCATCCTTCGCCTTATATCCCTCACAGGAAACCACATCGTCCGTAGTGCCATCAGTGTAGGTTGTTCTGATAATCTTCCACAGCCAAGGATTGCTATCATTGAAATCTGTCGGCATGGTGGTAGAACCATTATTCCAGATTGTTGTAGCAAGAGGAGCAGGAGTTAAAGAACTATTGGTATAGAACCTCGTTTCCTGCTTAGAGATACTCTTAGGATAACGGTTAAAGAGCTTCGGTGTGGAGAATGTACCATCACTTCCCACTACTCCCTTCTTGTATGCTACATACACGTATTGCTTATCTACAGTAGGAGCCATCGGGTCATCCTGCCAACCGATTGTCAGACTACCGTTTTTTCGGCTTGGTGTTGATATTGACGATGCAGAGCTTGACGAAGAGAGATAGTAGATATACTCATATCCATCTCCGTCAGAACCCGTCACGTTAGGTACTACCTTCACGGTCACATAGTCTATATAGGTTGAACCGTCAAGCGTGCCCGTCACTTTGAAGACAACGGTCTGCGAGGTAATACCGAGTTTAGCACCTTCCTCGCACTTTATTGTAACTACATTGCTGCTGATAGAGCAAGAAACATTACTGAGCGTAGAACTGTATTTTTGGATAGATGAGATATTACATTCATGCCCATCTACGAGAAGGCTAAAACCAACTTCCTCTCTGAATGCCAGAAGAGCATTGCCATCGCTGTCTGTCGGAATAGTGACAATATCATCGGAAGACTTTGCCTTAGGCGCATGCTTGCCGAAATGTGCATATTCCGCAGGCTCAGAAAACGCTCCCCAATGACCGTTTGTAGATACTCGCTTGCATACCCATTCGTACTGATTGACTGCATCCACGCCAGTCGGGTCATCCGTCCACCCCAATGTGGTAGGAACGTAATCTGTGCGCTGGTAATCGGTATCTGTAGCATAGCCGCTAGGTGTAGGGTTGGAAGGAGCTGTGTTTTGCAGCTTAAAGATATACTCAATACCCTTACCGTCCTTACCGTACGCAAGCACTGGAACAGATTCCTTGTCGAGCATGTTATTATTACTGTCATAGAGAGCAAAAGTAACCATCTTGTCTGATGCAGACACAGGTACATCTGTTCCGATACCTACAGAAGTCGTAGCATTCTCGCTCTTTCCGTATTTTAGCGACATTCCCGAAGGAAGAGCGGTCAGCTTATAGCGTTTATCATCGGATGATGTGGCATAGACATCACAACTCACGGAATTGACCGTCTTGTTTCCGTCCTTATCCATCACGATACTGTCCGCAGAAGGTATCAGCTCATAGACTACGGTATCAGACGATTTCAGAATGGTAAGCTCCCTTGTATACTCATAGTTTGCGCCTGCATATCTGCCAACAACCGTGATGTTCATCTTCGTAACCTGAGCAAGGGTATCGGCAGTAAGGTTATCCGCATCAATGGTAATCACCTTCGCCTTGCCCTCAATGCTCATTGAAGTTTTCAGACCAGCTACCTTAGAGATATTGAGCGAGGAAATCGCCCATGGCTCATTGTGATAAAGCAATGACACCTTGGTCTTGATAGGCAAGCCGATATACTTAGCTGTCTTGGTATTCCACGCCACCGATGCGCTCTCGTTACTGAGGTCGCACACCATAAAAGGCAGGGTATCATGCTGAATGCGGATAGGCATCTGCACCATCTTCGAGGTCTTGCCTTCAAGCTCCACCACAATCGTTACCATTGCATCCGTAGCCTTGCGCATTGCATCATAATCGAAGTTTGCATCGTCATTAGTTCCTGCCACTCCGTCCTTGATATTGCGGATAGCAGTAACAAAGATGGTAGAGTTCTGCACCATCACCTCACAATCTTCGCTCACGGCATGTACACGATAATGTCCTGCTGTCACGTCCTCAGTATTGCCATCCTCTTCAAGCAATATATCCATTCCCTTGCGCACGAATACAGCCGTAGAGATGCGGTACTGTTTTGTAGTCTTTTCCTCATCCTCAGTGTAGAGACCATTTATGACATTGCCCATATCATCTACCGTGATGACGCTTTGGTATTGAGACAGGCTCACATCGTAAGCCTTTGCCTCCTCACGCAAGTCATCCAGTCCCGAAAGACCTTGCAGGTAGTTGATATTACCGCCAAAGTAGATGTTATCTTGAACATAGATACCATTACCCTCAGGTCGCACGATAGAGCCATCCTTCTTGACAAGGGTAAGACCGCCAAGCCATCCGTATCTAGCGACTCGGTTCTGCGACTGCACTTCCCATGTACATACACCGTCCAAGACTTCGATATAGCTATTTCCTCGTGAAGAGAAATACATGCTGCTCTGACGCTTATCATCAGTGAAGCTACCATACTGTGCAAAGTCCATATAGGCGCAAGGGTCTGGAGTCACTGAACTTTTCTTGCCGTACTGGAAGACGAACTTACCCTTCTCATTCGTAACGATATGAGTCACGTAGAAATAGGTAGTGAAGAAGCCTTTGTGCTGAACAAAGTTGCAATCGTCCAACGCTCCTTCCTCTGTCTTGTCTGCTCCATGCGCATTGTCAATGTCGGCATAGAGACCACGACAAATATCGCCCACTTGCAGAGAGCCGTAATCGTTCTCCTCAAGATGCAGGGTGATAGTACGATTCTCCACGTCCACGCTCTCGATAGTACCATATCCGTTCGTATTCCACTGCTCTGCCTTTGTAACGGAAATTTCGTTGAAGACAAACTTAGGTGCTGATATAAACTGACGGGCATAGATAGACTGTACTTCGAGGTTGCCCTTCTCATCTATCTGAGCACCCTGACCGTAAAGACCAGAAGAGAAGTTGTTGGTAAGAAGACGGAAGAGGATAAGAGTACCATCAGCCGACCATTTGCTGTTTCCGTCATCAATGTTCAATCCCTGCAAGAACTTCTGCACCTTTTCAAAGGTGATAGTGCCATGGGCGGTATCGTTGAACTGCTTAGAAATAAAATTATCACTTCCGTATTTAGCAATAAGGCTTCGTAGCTGAGAAACAGAATAACCACCCCCACTACCGTTACTTCCACCGCTCGCAATGATTGTCTGTACATCTTCTTTAAGCTGCGTTATAGTACCTTTTATTGCCTGATTACCTATTGTAATCGACTGGATAAAGTCGTAATCAATATTGGTCGATAGCTTCAATACTCTTGTCGCAAGCTCATATCCGTGTCCGTCCTTATATGTAACGCTCTGTCCGATTTGTAGTTGAGGGTTATCCATCAAGAATACATCAGAATATGATTTAACCTCATAGTTATTCAAATCAGAGAGTAATCGCACAATCCCCTCCTTCGCTTTCTCTAACAATCTATCTTGAGCATCCTCATAATAAATTGTATCAGCCATTGCGATATTATAGAGAACTGTGATATTACACTTTAAAGAAGGTTTGCTTTCACCACAAGGAATGAGCATTTCTGCTTCATTTGTAGGTATGATAACCTCATTATCCTCTTGATAGATGATTTCGTAATCACCAGCCAAAACAGAGAAATTATCCTTGCTAACATCGTCTGACGTGTGTGAAGATGATGCCTCCTTATGATAAGTAAGCTCAAAACCTACATAATCGCCGTTAGTGCCACGCCCTGCAAGTGGAGTAGAAAGCGCACCCGTATTAAAGTTTGCTTCAAACGAACAACCGATATTCTTTCCATAGATAAGCAAATTATCGGTAACTTCAAAATCATACCAATAATGAGTAATGCCATCATCTATAGTTGTATTGATAATCGTCTTTCCTTCTACTTTTTCTGTTGTAGGATAAGCCAATCTCATATACCATACAGTGAAGGTCTTATATTCCTTAATAGACCCATCAGCATTAGAGATAGGAATTTTATTATTATTCTCATCAAGCACATACTTAACTCGCCCACGTACATTATATACATAGGTATTAAGTGATGGGAAAATCTGAGAAAAATCAAGTACCTTTGTAAAGAGAGGTTCTTTCGTTTTATCCGCTCTAAGGTCAAGGGTTGAATACTTATCAATAGAGTAGGAGCGTTCTTTTCCGTCTATTGATATTGTACCATTGCCCTCATCTAATTGCAGACGTATATCACCAGATGATACATTCTCACCCTTGCTATTTACCTGAGTAATATTTCTTGTACCGCCGAAGATAGAGAAAGCGTTATAGTAGACTTCTTTGCTATTATTGATACTTGGTACACCTACATTCTTTCCAACCTCCAAAACGACAGGAGTTGCGCCGACTAAGACCTTACCGATGTAGATAATTTCATCATCATAGTCAATATGCCATTCGCAGTTATCCCCGATAGCATTTGTAATCGCCGTAAGCGCAGATATAAAGTCATTATCGCTGAATGATACATTGATAGTATTTGCCGTAACCTTCTGAAAAATGACTTTCCATCCGCATTCGCCAAACATTAAATCCTTGTTAAGGAAATCAGCTATCTTGTCACGAAGAACAGACGTAGTACCTACGAAAGACCATACATTTTGCTTTACCTCTATATTCTGTGAATTACGGGTATAGATAAAGAATGGGGTCTTCGATAGAATCATCTTCGGATGCTGGAACTGAGGAGTGTACTTCCAAGAGCATTCATCTGATTGAGTAGGTTCATACGATTCCAAGAGAAGGAACTTTCTAGTAACCTCTCTTACCTTATCTATCTTATATGTATAATTGATATACGCACCAGCAGGCAAAATAATCTTCTCGGCAGCGGAGAAAGACAGAGAAATGTAATCTGACTTAGACATTTCCTGTTCTCTCTTAGCCGCTGATGTTACTTCTGCTTGCATCAGCAATTTATCGTTAATATCATATATCTTAATCATAACTTAATTCTATCATTCGGGTTATACTCCGTTAATTTGAGTACAAATTTACCTCTTTTTAGACCGTAATCACCAAACTGCGAGCATTGCGTGTAAACAAGTTTAAAAACCCTCTTTAGGCGAGGAACTTTCAAGCAAAATTCACCCGAATAAGCTATCTTATCAAGGAAAGCCTCATACTTCTGTAAGTAATCTTCTTCTGAACTACCTTCAAGGAAGAAAGAGATACTTACTTCACGCTTATCTTTCTTTGCATACTTCGATGTAGCGATAACCGATTGTCCATGTTCCAATCGACTATCGTTAGTTACATAGCTTTTTACTGGGGCTGGGGTCAGCAGAGCTTCTCGCCAACCCCTTACCAATGTAATACCGAAAGTATCAAGGTCAATGTAAGCAGTATCCGCTTCATCGACCAATTTTATAAAAGCATCATTCTTCATAACTTAATACTTATCCTTCATTAATTTATACATACTTGCGATGTCTTCACGTATCAATATAATAGGGGCAGTATTCTTATTGATTGCTTCCAACTGCTGTAATCCTTGATACTGAATATCTCGCATTTCAGAAATATTATTATATGTCTGCTCAGCATAGATGCGCAAGAAAGAAACATCAACTGCGATAGCCTTACGAACCTCATTACCTTGCTCTTGGGCAATTTGCACCGCATAACCGATACCGATAAGGCTGCTTGCTTGGTCTGCGGTGATAGCTTCGATAGCCTTGCCCGTTGCCGTCTGCTGAGATTGCGCCTCCTTATACCCTGTTATTGCAGCAATATTATCTCTTATCTTTAAACCTTCATTAACGATGTTATCATACTCTTTTTTAAGTATATCCAAATCGTCATTGGAGAGCTGTCGTTGTTTCATCTTATCTGCCCATTTCTCATAAAGGGCTTTAAGTCTCTTGTTTGCAAGGTCATCAACGGCAAAGTTAAGCATAGACTTATTGAGCATCGTTGTGAAATCATTTGCGAAATCTTGCGCCGATTTACTCATATCCATAAGATTGCTAATAAAGTTGTCCTTTAACGAATCGAAGGTTGTCTGCGTAAGATTCTGATTGATTTTATCAGTCAGCTCTTCAAGCTTCTCGGCAAGGTCGGTATAGTTCTCCCAATACTCAGTTTTATCATATTTACCTTGGTCGGTCATATTTTTCCATACATCTTGGTTGTATGTGCGAATATCCTTCATCTGCTCTGGGGTAAGCTTATAAATATCCTCCAAGGAATTTACCTTGTTAATTGTAGAATTAACATAACCACCTCTGACCGCTGATTGCTGTGCCAACGTGCGATTGATTGCCGCATAGTCCTGTGCTGACAGATTCCAATAATAAGCATTAGAATGATGCGAGCCATGGTAACCCATCTGTGCTTGAAGAATTTCCATACTCTGCTTATTGATTTGCTTCTGTGCATCATAGGCTTTCTGATAATTGCTGACGGCACTCATTCCCGAAGTCTTATCAATCGAACTCTTCAACTGCTCAATAGAGTATTGTAATCGTTCGTTTGATTCTGTAAGGCGATTCGTAGTCTCAGCAACCTCCTTCGCATTACTTCCATTGCCGATACCAAGAGCACTACCAAGCGATTTGATAGCCCCTATGCCGTTAATAGCTGCCCCGATATAGTTGCCCGTAGCAAAGTCTGATGCCGCTTGCGAACCCTTATTGAAGGCATCTGCACCACTTTTAAGCTTCTTTCCAAGGTCTGAATCACCGAAGCCGAGAGCATCAATCAATTCACTTGCTTCTTGTAGCTTCTTAGCAACGTTACTGATGCTTTCTGCCCATTCATTTGCAATCTCCTTAATTGACTTTCTTGCCTTATCTTGTGATATATTTGCATCCTCCTGTACCTTCTTTACGTCCTTTGTTGCCTTACCAACCTTTACCTCAGAAACTGCGAGCTCATCAAAAAGTTTCTTTAATTTTTTAAGCTGTTCATTACTGAGGTTCATCTTATTCTCATTGAAGAGTGTGCTCTTATTCTGAGAGGTTATCTTATCGGTACTTACAGATACCCCCGTCTCCGCAAAGATTTTCTGTATAGCAATTTTCGTAGAAGACTGCTGCTCTTGTGCATTATATTGCTCAACTGTGGCTTTTCTTAAACGCTCTTGTGCGTCAGCAGCCTCTTGCAAGAGACGATTATATTCACGCACCTTCTCATTAGACCATCCCCATTTATCAGTCTGCTCAGAAATAGCATCATCAATCTTACCAATCTGTTCAGATACAACCTTCATATCATCAATATCAAGAGTACCTGAACCGAGAAGGTCTTTGAGCTTTTTTCTTAGGTCTTCGAGATAAGATTTGCTCAATCTTCCCATATCAGAGAAAACAGAATCCCAGTTGATAGAATCCTTGAAATCATTAAAGTTGAGCTTCTTTAGCTGCTCTTCAAGGTCAGTTTTCAACTTTGCTTCCTCGAAAATATTACCCTTTGCCCTTGCTTTTTTAATTTTCTCGTTATATTCCTCAACGATGGCGAGTTTCTGCTGTTCGAGGTTGCCATACTCCTTCAGGTATTCACGATATGATTGCAAATATTGTAATTGCATTTCTCTCTCATATTGCAACTGTTGAGTATTGAGAAGTGCTAATTTCGCATCAATAAGCTTTTGTTGCTCATTAGTTAGCTTTACATTTTTATCAAGCCCGCTAGCATAAAAACCTTCCTTTTTCTTATTTGCAGGATTCTTGCTATATTCTGCCTTTGCAATCTGAATATTCTTCTGACGCAAGGTTTCAGCTTCTTCTTCTATCTGATGTTTCTTTTTCTCAAAATCAAGCTTTCTCTGCTTTAACTCTTTTTCGTTAGCATCATGTTCCTTTGCAATACCTTCCTCTTGCTCGGTGACATAAAGTTCCCATTCGATTCTCTTATCATCGGCAAGTTGTTTTGCTTGCTGCTCAGCAAGCTGCTCACGATAGTTGCGTTGTTGGTCAGCAGACCTATCTTTTTTGGGTTTAGGGACATAACCATTTCCTCCAAGATTAATACCAGTATTAATAGGCTTATTCGATAAAGCAATCGTAGAATTTCTTTGGTTTCTCAATAATTCATTAAACATTTGAGGAGTAAACTCTGAGAAAGCAGAACGATTATTGTTATAGTATTGTAACATGAAATTACCTGCACTTTTAGCATAAGCGTTACCACTTGCATTACGCCATTTTCTTTGTGCATTCTTAAATCCCTGTTGATATGCTCTTTTAAGTCTATCTCTCTGCTGTCTATACAGATTCAAGCCATCCTCCTTGCTTATATTATATTGTTGCCTTGCCCCCATGTTAGCAACAGTGGATTCCTGAAAACCAGCCGCCCAACCACTTGTAACGGATTCGGTATATCGCATACCACGCTTTGCTCCTTTATGGTTATTATCAAAATTCTTTAAATAATTAAGCTCGTCTGCTGTTTTCTGAGCACCGCCTATAATCTTTGTAAAGAAATTAAGTATTCTTGTAAGGGTTGGTGTAAGGTTAGCATTAATCGCAGTAAGAAAACCATTCCATGAGTTTTGTAGCTTCGCAACATTGACAGAAGCTCTGGCATTAATATCATTCAGAAGTTCCTGTTTAGCAGCATTACTATCTATGCCCTTATTATACTTAGCAATAGCATCAGCATTCTTAATAAAGTACATAGCAATACTACGCTGACGAGCCATGAAGTTATTCTCAACGTGTTCTCCTCTTTCGTATGCATCTTTCAGATTTTGTAAGGCTGTAATCATTCCGACAACAGAAGGATTGTATTTATCTTGCATCTTACTCATACTCATAAGGAGCATAGAGAATTTCGACGCAGCCTTTTGAGCACCGCCAAACTGATTACTAGAATAACCGATAAGAGTAGCCATTTCTTTAAAAGAAACGCCATAAAGAGCAGCGGAAGAACCTGCACTTGATATGGCATCAGCCATTTCACCGAAGCTACTTGTTGAGTTATGAGCAGCAGTTGCAATCATAGCAGAAGCTGCTGTAGCATCTTGCGCAGTCATGTGATATTCAGAAGCAAGATTTGAGAGGAATTTTGCTCCCTCTTCTGATGTTTTTCCAGCAAGTGCTCCAAACTCGTTTGATGTCTTAATCATAGTGGTAAGAGCCTCTGGTGAATCTCTTAGGCTATCCCATACCTTTACGAACTGAGTTGCAGCAGCAGCCATATCAGAAACCGACTTAGCTGTTTCGTCTGATAATGAAAGTATATTCTGCCTTACCGCCTGTAAGTTGCTCTCATCAAGATAATGAGAGAGAGGTTGTAGAGCGTTTCTAAACTCTTCGGCACGGATAGTCAGCTCATAAATACCTTTTCCTACAGCACCAAGTGCTGCTCCCCATACACCGATTTTTCCAAAGAGTGAGAAAAGAGCAGAGAAATCACCTTTTAAAGCTCCACCAAGGACACTTTTAAATTTAGAGAAGATTCCACCTACTTTTTTTGTAGCATTTTCGGCAGACTTTGCAACCTCCTTGGTTTCCTCTTTTGTCTTTTTAGCTCCTTTAGCTGCATTCTCGTAAGACTTTCCTAACTTATCTGTATTTTCTTGTGCATTCTTGCTTTCTTTGGATGTATCTTGCAAAGATTGTTTCATCTTTTGCAATTCAGCCTCTGCATCAGCTATCTGTTGTTTAGTCTTTCCATATTCACCTCCCTCACCATTCTGCCAAGGGAAACCATAAGTTTTTGTACCATACAGCATCTTAGTAAGAAGTGGCTCACTATTTAGCTTATCTCTCTGTTCGTCTAATGCTTCAAGGTAAGCTTTGAGTCTTTTTATTTCTTCTTCTTTCTCTTTGATTGCCTGTATTTCTTCTTTATGAGATTCAGCTACTTCTTCTATTTTCTTTTGATAATTTTCATGCTCCTCTTTAAGGTTTGATATAGCTTCTTTGAGAGATTGATAATCCTTCATCTGTTGCTCGTATTGAGATTGAAGTCTATTTACTTCTTCAAAATCGCCATTTTTTCCTGCTTCGTTTCTTGCTGCAACTGTCTCGTATATTTTTTTCCCTAAATTATCAAGTTCGGAATTTGCACTCTTCAATGAATTTATATACTCTTCCTCATCTGATTTTCCCTCAGCAAGTCTTTTTGCAACCGCATCAATGGCTTCTGCTTCCATTTGTGCGGTATAGACATAATCTTTCGCTGATTCAGTAAGATGCAACTTAGCTTGTGTATTCTGCTGTGTTTTCTCCGTTTCTTCAGCAATCTTGGTTGAGTTCTCTCCATGTGCTACAGCTTCTGTTCCAACCGCTGCCGCCGCACCTACGTGAGCCGCCGCATTTGCACCAGTTGCTGCGGTTGATATAGAACGACCTGCATTCAATGTATCAATAGCAGCGTTAAGAGTACCAACATACTGCTGAGTACTACCGAATGTACCCAACATTGATGAATATTCGCCGTTAAGTTTCTCTACTAAATTCTGCTGAGACTTCAACTGCTCATTAATCTCATTCCATCTCTGTGAATCTTCGGCTGTTTCCGATAATTTCTTTTTAAGTTTATCAACGGTTGCTTCTGCGGTCTGAGCCTCTGATGCAAGCTTCTTTAGTGCCTCTGGAGTATCGGTAAGCGATTTATTAATCTCTTCAATACCTTGCTTTAAAGCCTGCACTGATTGTTTCGTCTTTTCACTATCAGAAGCCGAACTCTGAGCAATATCATTTAATGCCTTAGTCATCTTTGAGCTAACTTCATCAGTCTTTACTCCAAGTGAATTAAGGTCATTTATCAACTTATCAAAAGACTGCTGAATATCGGAAATATCCATCTGTCCGCTGATTCCAAGTATTTCATCTGCTGCTGCCATATTGTTTGCTTATTTATGTGATTATTACATCATGCCCATAAAGAAATCATTAGCAGAAATTGACTTATCTATCTTATGATACTCTTTTTGTGGCTTCTTTTGCTGTCTGCTGCCTTTTCTCGGTTCATCCTTGGCATTTGTATTAAAGGGCGGAATCGAGCGGTTAAGCAGAATAATATTAAGGTATGAGCGATTAAATACGACCTCCTCGTAACTCATACGAAAGTACTTCATTACTTCTCCGATTGTTGCCCACGGGGAGTCGTTTTCGGCTCCGTCATTATCTTCGTCTGAGTCAGGAAAGTTATAGAGGTTAAGAAAAAATTTGCATTGAAAGAACCACTTATAAACTTCACAAGCTCATTGAATGCCATAATATCAAGGTGCTTGCGTATATATCGCCCCCATACCTTGCGTGCCCACTTCTTCCGAAAGGCGCACACGATAAAAATCTCGCTCATTAAACGAGCCGTCTCAGAGTGCTCAAACAAAAGAGGGATGATATTCATCATATCGCCTTCTTTCCATGTTGGTTCTTTGATAGAGTTACCGAATACACCCATTTCATAAATCTGCATAAAGGTAAGTGGCTTCACTTTAAAGCGAAACATACCAACCTTAATCTTTACAGATGCCTCGGAAAGCGTTTTTGCTACCTTTTCTTTATCTGATGTTTTCATATCAAAATATGTTTTATAACATAAAAAGCGGTGCGGCTTGGGAAAGTCCCCTTACCTCACCGCTTTTTGAAGTTTAATTTTAATCTTTTATCTAAATGAAAGTCTTAGACATCGCCAGCTGTAATATCCTTTGTAAGAATATTACGATGACCGCTCTTCTTGTCACCCTTTGCATCGAATACCGCCATCTGACGGAACTCAATGTTAAGATTAGGAAGTCCACTCTTACCGATAGAACCACTGCGAGTGATTGTAAGTTTCATCTTAGACCACTGGAAGGTACGAGAAGGAATATCATCCAAATCTTTTGTTACAATCTGTACAGCCTTGTAAATCTCGGTTTCTTGTGGAAGCTCATTCAACCAAGCATCCTTACCACCAGTACCAGAATCCTTTGTGTAACCAAGAAGCTTAGTGAAGTTTTCTTCTGAGAAATCGTATGTCTGCAAGGTAAAGCCCTTTGTTGCTGCTGATGTGGTCAGCACTGCGTAAGGGTCTTCTGAATCCTCAACCTCTACATCCGATGTCTGTGCTGCCTGGTCGTTAAAACTCAAGCTACCAGAAACGACAGCCTTAATTTTGTCACTCCATGTTGTAGGATAGCCGCCATTTTCGACACAATCGGCAAAACTGAAGCTTTCCAAGCCATATACACCATTCTTTGCCATAGTTTTATTCTTTTAAATTATTATACGTTACATTAAATTTCATATTGACGTAATAAGTGTTATCGTTATCACGAGTTGGGCGAGAGATAGAGTAGAAATCGAAGTAACAGCCACCGAGGTAAGTACCGTCACCAAACAGAGAAAGAATCTTCTCCGAGTAATCAGAGAGTTTCTTTATGTTAGGTAGATTTGATAAGGTCTTAGGGCAATGAATATTCAGATTCACTACACCCTCATTAATGGCATCACTATACACAAAAGGAAGATGATTGATGGCGATATAATCACCAATAGCCAACTTTTCGGGTATCTCATACTTAAAGATACGCCCTTCCTCTATGCCTATTCTCTCAACATTATCATTGAGATACTTATATAATGCCGTTACCGCTTTATCTCCGAGTATCATATCTAACTATCACTTTTAATCATTTCAGCTACTTCTTCAAAAATCTTCTTCATTTCGTCACGAAGGAAATACTTTGTAAGATGTAAGACATTATAGCCTTTATCTTCTACGTATTTACCGTAGTTCATGCCAGCCACAATGACTAAAGAGTACCCTTTGGGTGCTACTACACCTTCTTTCTGTGCATACTCGTCGAGTGCATTTCCACGAAATTGCATAACATTAGCCATAGAAAATGGATTATCATGCACTTTCCCCTTTTCATCCTTATACGTAGGATTGTAATCTTCACTTACCTTAGAGGTTAAAAGTTCACCATCAAAGTATAAGGCAAAAGATATCGAGTTCTTTAAATTTGCAGTTCGGTCTTTATAGCCTTTATTATTCTTTGAATAGGTGACCGCTTCTTCGGCAAGTTGGGCTAAACGTGTATTAAGTGTATTAATCACATATTGCCTCTTTTCGTTCAGCTTTTTCTGTAAGGCTTCACGACCTTTGATTTGTAATTCAACCTTTGCCATATTGCCGCCTATTAGAGCCAAATTCTAAGATAGCGTTTCTTTAAGGTTACGAAGCCTTTAACCTCCATTTCCTTATCAATCGTACCATCTTTCTTGGTTATCCAAACCTTTTCGCCTTCCTTCGGTATGAGAGGGTATTTTGCTTTTGAGAGAGGAGCATAGATTTCGTGCGAATACACGTACTGCTGCCCGTCTACCAGAGTGATAATCTTCGCCTGCGAATTAGGCAAAATAACGCACTTTCCAAAGGTTTGCCATTCTCCTTCGGGCTGTTCGATAGGATTTCCGTCCTCATCAAAGCCATCTTGTGGAGCACCTTTTACTTTAAGTATATCTTCAAAGTTCATACGCTATCTATTTGATTACCATACCTTCACACTCTGAACCCAATAATCATCAGAAGTACTATCAATAACAAGGTCAGCATCCAATCCAGCATCCTTCGCAATAGATTTAATCATCTTATCAATGAGCTTCTTGTCGTTCTTGTAACTCTGAGAGATACCGCCAATATTCTCACTTGATAATGGATTCATCTTGTAGAGGATACGCATAGCCGCATAGGCTACGGGTTTCTTTACCGCTACAGAGTATTCATCAGCTACAGATGCCGTGATACTGAACTTATCAGCAGCATCAATAAACATCTTCTCCAAAGTCTCACCTGAGGTAGAGAAAGGCTGAATCTCGCTTGCTATGGCTTCTGAAATTGTCATGCTAATCTTGTTATCTTATGAAGTTTCACTTATTAAATCAATATATCCATAACTGAGGGTCAGTGCATTAAGCACCAACCTTCAAGATAAAGAAGTCTTCGATACCATCGAATACTGGTTGCATCCACATTTCGTTGGTAAGGTGATAACCCTTCTTATCTCTCCAATAACCGATAAGGTTGTTATCGTATGTAGAGTAAGAAACGCCATCAACTGGGTCAATAGCCTCCAAGCACTCTGCGCACTTAGGCACAGCCACCTTATCGGCACACATCGCAACAACTCGGTTATCTGGGATAAGGTTAAAGACTGTCTTGTCAGGCAGCTCAACAAACTTATCTTCATCAATCTGAATTGTTGGCAAGAGGATAGAGCGCAGATAGATATTCATCTGGTCAACGCTAATCATCGGTGCAGTAGGATTGATGGTAATCTCACCAAGGTTCAAGCGGAAGGTGTCCTTAATCTCCTTTGCCTTACACATTGCGAAGAATGTGTTCTCAGACATACGAAGACGCAGAATCTTACGACCCTTCTTGCGAGCCTCGTCCTTCAACTTCTTAATATCCTCAATAGGAGTTGCGTTTTCCATACCCCAATTTGTGGTAGCAGAGAGCTGCTTAACGCCCAAATCAAAGGTGTAAGATACGTTAGCCTTAGAGTTATTGGTACGTGATACAGTCTGAGTACCCTTGAACAATCCCTCAAAGTACAACATATCAATACGCTTATGAGGAGCGATAACCGCCAACTCAAAAGGTTTAAATGAGTGCTTGATAAGCTCATCGTACTTAGCATTGAGCTGTGACTGTGTATAACCGCCACGTCCCGACATATCATTAAACTTACCTTCCAAAAGGTGCATCTGTTCGAGGTAATCGTTATCGAGCTCCCACTCATCGGCAATACGACCGATAGAGCCAGTAAGCTGACCCCAATCAGGCATGGTATGCAATGGACGCTCTGCGTTCTTAGCGACAACAGAACCAACCATAGCAGCAGCATAGGTAGCCATATTTGCCTGATATACCTTTGCAGCACAATACTCAACAGGCTTCAACTCGTTCTTCCACTCAGCCTTGTAGGTGGAAGTCTTCATGTATTCGTCAATGTAGGTCTGAAAAGACTTTGGGTCTTGCAGATTTTTCAAAATACTATTCATAATCTATAATCTCCACTTTTAAAGGTTACTGAATCTTAAACAAAGCGATACCAACAGCATTGATACCCAACTTAATATCCTCATTGATAGGATAAGGGAGTGAATCTTCCTCTACCTCCATTACCTGTAAGGTAGGAGTTGCTGCGATAGAAGACTCTTGGTCTTTTACATCGAGAGTATCGTATGAGAAGCCAAGAAGTACATCCTTAGTCTTATCATAATCTGATACAATCGCATTTGCAGCAACTGCGTTATCAAGTGCTGATACAGTCAGTGTATCTACACCATCAGAAGAAGCAATCGCCGAAATGGTTGCACCAGCAATCTTATCTCCAACCTGGAACAAAGAACCGCTAGCAATCTTCAATGTTGTAGCAGCTTTATCTGCTTTTTCTACAGCCTTTGCAGTCTTTACAACCTGTGCCTTACCACCAGTTATAAGTCTGAGAACTGTACCCTTCGCAACAAACTTTAAAGTAGCTGGAAGGTTAGTGCGGTCGAGGTCATAACCACCCTGTCGGCGAAGGCACTGCTCTTCAAGCCAAAGTGCTTCCTTGATATCCTCTGGCTTGGTTCTATGCAAAAAATAGCCTCTGTTTGACATAATTTTCTTCTTTTTAAGAGTTTAACATAATTCATTGATAATGCCTTACTCCTTTGGAGCATTACGCTCCGAGAAGCCTTGCATTCTTTTAATGAAATCATTCTGCTCGTCTTCGGGAGAGGTTGCCTTGGGTGCTTCAACAAAATTGCCGTTTGCTACAAGTGACTGCTTCAATGCTGTCCAATCATCGGCACATTGCTGTGCAAGAGTTTCAAGATTCTCTTCCTTGTCGAGCTGATAACGTGAACGGAACTGCTGCGGAACGTCCTTCAATTTTTCGCTCTTACCGAAAAGGTCATCAAGACGTGCTCTTTCTTCCTTTTCCTTGTATGGAGCAATGGCGGCGGCTACAGCTTCGCTAACTGCTTTCTGGGTACTTTTGGTAGCCTCGGCAATCATCTGCTGAACCTGCTCTTGTGTAAGCCCTGTTGGAGGTACTGGAGGGGTAGGAGGAACTGGTGGAGTAGGCTTATGATTAGGGTCGTTAGGGTCAATCCATCCATCGAATTTCTTCGTTGTTTCACTGACCGCACGATTGAATGATGATTGCATCATACCAACATAAGGTTCAACTGCCGAGATAGCACTCGTTACATCCTCGTCCTTTGACTCATCTGTCAGACCACGACTTGCAACAATCAGGTCAACCAGCTTTGAAAGTTCATCCTTCTTCAAACCATACTTTGCAAATGATGTTTTGGCAGAAGCAAGCACTTTTTCTTTTATTGTCATAGTAATTCTGTTTTAAACGTTAATAAATAAATAATTTCCGATTGCAAAATTACTATTTCTATTAATAAAATAATAATAAATAATAGAAGCTGTGTAAACAAATGCTATTTTTGGCGATTTTCTTGCGGTCTAAGCGGCTTTCTTTTAGTTTATGTATAGTTACTAAGAAACAAAAATAAAAGGCAAGATAGCCAATATTCTTGGTTACTTTGCCTTGCGTTGTATCATATCTATCTTTGCCTTAACCTTCTTCGGATTCCTAGCATCGTGATTACTCAATCTTACCACATGATACCCGAGCCGCCATATACCCGAAGAGCGGTTACCATCCTTGCGCTTTTGGTCTTTAGTAAAATGATAACCACCATCGAGCTCAATAATCGTTTTTATCTCGGGCAGATATATATCAGCGAAGTATAGCTTTCTGCCCGTGACTATCGGTTGCTGTGGTATCACCTTATATCCTAACAGAGTGCAGATTTTCGCCGCAGCCTTCTCCGCATCGGTTGTATGTGAAAGGAGGTCGCAGCGAATTTGTCTGATAAGAGCCTTGCTTATCTTCATTGCTGATTTTGCTCTATGAGAGGTAAGTTGCCATGCTTCTTCAACTCCTCGTAAAGAAACAATCTTCCTTTCTGAGTCCATTTTGTGTGCATCACCGAGCCATTCGTTCCGTTTCGATGAAGGATAGGTACAGTATCAGATTGCACATAACCATAAGGAAGGTACTTTGCGTACAATATCCACTGACCGCCAACCTTATGTTGAATGCCAAAATTACGAAGCAAGACATTGAACGCCTTTGCTGACTGACCGTAGTCCTGTGCAATTTGCGTTGTCGTTACAGTCTCATTGCTTGATAGAATCTTATCTACATAAGTTACCTTTGGTTGCATCTCGGATATAGCGCCGTTCAACTCTACGATTTCCTTTGAGCTTTCTTCAAGTTGTTTCTGTTGCTCTTCAATTTTTTGTTGCTGTTTTGCAGCCAACATCAGAGCCTCGGCAAATGACTGTGGCACTTGATATTGCTCACATTGTTTGATTTCTAGTTCTTCCCAACGAAGAATCAATTTCGCTCTTGCCTCGTCATTGAACTTAGTGGCGACATACAAGCACTCGGTTTTGTTTAGAATGTAGCAAGGGCGGTCTTGGTTGTTTGCGTCCTTGTATGAGCCGAGCGGAAATTTCCGTTGGGCTACTTTTTCCCAAGCAGCTTCCATGTTTCTGATAGCTTCAAGAACATCAGAATGCCGCTTACCTGTAACCTCGGCAATTTCAAGCGAGGTCATGGTTTCTTTCTTTATCAACTCTTTCATATCTTTACTATTTTTGATTTTCTAACATTTTTATCTCATCTTTTAGATAGAAGATTGCTTTGCTTAAATCCTGCACTCTCTGTTCACGCTCTGAGAGGTTCATTTCCTTCTTTCCTTTGCGTAATAGATACTTGATAGCCGAGCCGCAATTAAAATCAAGGTGGCGGCAAATATCAATCGGCTCTATGCCGCAGAGTTCCTTCAACCAAGCGTAATGGTTAGGATGATTAACCATTTCTTCCTTTTCCTCTGTGACTATAGTACCATTTTTTGCAATCTCTTCAAATTGTATAGGAATATTCTTATCGAATGGAATATTGTATTTATCTGCTATAATATTGCATTCAACAATAGCTTTATCTACCTTGGCAACTTTTAATGTCAGAGGGTACATATTGGCAAGAGCATATTTAGTTCCCTCAATATCATAAATATAACCTCTTAATTTATTGCCTTCCATACCAATCACCTTATCAGGTTCTATTGGTAATGTAAACACCAACCCTTTACGTATCTTCATTGATTCTATCATAATTCTTACTTTTTAAAAAGTTTATCAACTGCTGATTCCTTTAATAACGGATGCGTACATCTTACAACCCTTGCTTCTGTATTATTTTTCTTCTGATACCTACAAAGATTGCATTCAATAGCACCGACCTTATGTAGAGCGTGCGTATATCGACCACATTCACCGAAAGGGCAATCTGTTGTATATTCAATACCGCCGTGAATAAACTCACGTACCTCATATTTAACTGCCGTATTCGGCTTCTTTTCTTTCTTTTGGTATAACATATTATCTTATCTCAATTTTGATTTTATAAATCGACTTCTGCTTCAAGTTTTCCGTGCCATCAAGTAAAAGATGAGCAATGATATCATCTACGGATTCACTGATAGCTCTCTTCGTATATTCGTGATAATTGCCGTCTTCTTTTTCTTGATAGACGTTTACACAGCCAGAGCTTTCATCTGTGACAATAACCCCATTATCGGCGAACTCTAGCTTAAAATTAAGTTTTTCCATACAATTATTTTTTTTGTTCCATAAAATGTTTTTGTTGTATTAACATCATTTTCGTAATCAGATTTTGCATCTTTTCGATGATGTATTTCGGTGTCTCCGAAGTTCTGATAAAGAAAGGATGCTTTCCTCTCTTATGCTTATTAAAGAATAACGTATCATCTTCACCCTCTATCTTTACAGCAATCATGTACTGACCGATGAAGAGGTGGGCACTTCCCTCTTTTCTCTTTCGAGGTGTGGTGTACTTGATGCCGTTTTCGTCTAAGAAAGACATCAGTTTCTTTAATTTTGTCTCATTTTTCATCTTGCATATCTCCTATAGTTTAGTTATCACTTAACATTTTCTCAACTTCATCATCGTATTCGTTTCTTTTGTACCAAGTAGTGAGGTCAAAGATTACTTCCGCATCCTTTCTAAAGCTTTTGTATAAGCTCAGATAGTTTTTCTTTGTTTGTGCGTTAGCCTTTCTCGCCTCGTTGAAAAAGGCAAAGTAATTTTTAAAATATTCCGAATGTATTGTGATAACATCGGCATCTTCGCATTTTTGCATCATAAAGAGTGTCGCTTCTACGATAACGACTGCCTTTGAAGCACAATAGATGTGATTCTTTTCATTTGCTACAACTTCTCCGTTCCTTATGATGATAACTGAAAATTTTCCTGTTGCGAACTTATCTTCATAATCACAACTTACGTAGCACTCATATCCAACAAGTTCTTTTGCTGGTGTGAGGTAAGTATCGAGCCAATTTTTCTTTTTCTCCATTTCGTATCTCCTGTGTTATTATATAATCGGGTGGGGGCGTATGTGCGCCCGTTAGTTAATTATTTCTTGGGGCTGTCGCCCCTATAAGGGAATAAATTTAATTAAAACCCAAATCCCTTATTTTATTATTTTTGATTTTACATAAACTACATTTTCGCCTCCTTTCTTCTCATACCATGACGAGATATTGATATTGCATCGTCCATCTGCATACGATAGATATTCGATTCAATGGAAAATGCACTTCTATTTTTTGCGCTTATTACTATTACAGAACCTTCAAAATCCGTAATAGCCATATTATTGGTACACACCTTAGCATCGCAACTTACTTCTTTGATTCTTGTGCGCTTATTGATGATACCCTTGTTTACAAGCTGATTTGTAACTTTGAACGCTTGGTACATCGTGCCATAGATAACATCCTTGATTCTGTCATAAGATAAACCTTTGTTATCGCTAAACTTCTTCCTCAACATACGACTTTCACGTTTGAGAGCCTTGCGAATAGTCTTCGCATTTCTCCCATTCGTCCCCTTATTGTGCGTATTGATTACGTCCTCTTGCATTCTAACTTGGTTCTCCATGACAATCCTTCTCAAAAGGTTTTTGAGGGCAGGGAATGTCATCTTCGTCAAATCATCCTTGCGAAGCTTATAACTATATCCATTATTTGAATGTATGCTACGTGCAATGAATCTCTTCTTTCCATTTTTCTCTTCAAAACGGAAATACCCTATCTTACAACCATATTCAAGCAGTCTCTTTAATTTATTATTGTCAATATGCAATAATTTAGCGCAATGATTATATGATACAAGATTAAGGTCTGATGAGCGGAATAAGAGCTTTATTTTAAGAAGTAAGCAGAAGGCATCTAAGCGATTCTTATCGCTCAGAGCAAACTTAGCTTCCTGTATTCCTATTCTTATTCTTTTCATCATTATATATATATATTAATGTAAAAACCAAACAGATGAAAGGTGCTATCAATCATTCCGTTTGGTTTATATATCGAACCCTTTCACTTGTGTTGATTGGGCATATATGATTCTTTTCTTAGCTTGGAAAATAGCACTTTCCTTTTACGCTGCAAAATTATAAAGAAAAAATGAGATATTCGCTTAAAATCTATTAAAAAACTAATAGTTAGTATTAATAAATTAAAAATAACTATTAATAAATTTGGTGGTCTGAAATAAAGTTATTAATTTTGCGGTATCAAAGTTAATAAAATAGCTTTTGATACATATAATTAATGTAGAAATTATTAATAAATTAAAAATAGGAGATACAACAATGAACACAGAGATTTTAAGCAAGCAGGTCTTAGACTACATCATCAATGATGTTGAGACAACCATTCATCGTTTGGGCATCAATGCTCAGCTTTCTATAGAGGTTAAAAAAGATTATAGAGGCAACGAGTATGAAAAGTTGGTGAGTACATCGTTTCAGACAATGCCAATGCTCTTCAAAGAGATTCACTTGGAAGGCAATATTGCAATAAGAGATAAGGTTGATGCATCTGATGATTTCTTGGAGGTTCACATTAATCTCGATTATTATTATCATACATTTGATAATGGTAGCAACGGGCATACCTTAGGAAGAATTGTCTTCGAGGTTGATAAGCGAACCAATGAGAAGATGAAGGAGAGTGGTAAGGAGAGCAATTATATTTCAATGATTGTACGCAAGGTTCAGTCACTCGAAATCTAAGAAAGGTAACGGCAGGGCTAACCACCCTGCTACTAATATAGGAGATACGAAAAATGAAAAAAGAAAAAGACGTTATGAATCCATGTAATTGGAGAACCGAAGATGTAAAGAATGCGATACAGGCAGCAGTTCTTGCCGCTAGTGGAATTATCTTAGCGTATGCCACTATCTGGCTCGCTTACTAAAAAAAGGAGGTAATATGGAGATAGTAACAACATTAGTTAAGTTCCGTTGTCGCAAGGATAAAATGATGGAGCAGTCAAAGAATGCTCAGATTTTTCTCTTTGAAGGCAAAGAAGGTAAGACAAAGGTATTCGTACCTAAGTCTAAACTAATTATCAAGGATGATGCCTTAGATTGCAACTATAATCTTTGCATCATACCTAAATGGGTATTCCTCAGCACAAAGAACCTTTCGCAGAATGTTGAGTTTGTAGGAGAAACGCAACACATGGAAGTTCTTAATGATATTGAAGATTAATAGTATATATAGTAATAATTATTTTGTTTAACGTATTAAAAATAGGAGATACAACAATGAACACAATGGCAATGAATTTGATGGCACAGCCAAGAGTAGCAGATGTAGCGGTTGCAAAGCAGCCAGAGTTAAAGAGTGATAATATGAATCAGTTCTTGGATTTTGAGACATCCAAGGTACAGATTCTAACAATCGACCAGCTTGAACGCACCGAGAAAGAGAATGATGTGTACGGAAAGCCTTTGAAAGGCATCTATCATTTTGACCTCATTCATAAGGTGGAAGACTTGTGCGAGAAGCACGGTTATAAGGCTGAGATTTACGACCTCTTTGCGGCGAATAACAAAGACCGCAATACTCCAGGTGTTACCCGTTTGCCTGAGAAGGAAGCTTTGATGGGTGATAGAGCTGTAGAGGCTCATATCCTTCGCCGAGTATTCTGTAATATTCGCTTGCGTGATTTTGATAAAGGTGAGGGCAATGATAAGATTACAACCAATATGGCGGTATCATTCCATCAGAAGGGTATTCAGTTAGGTATTGGTAGAAACGTAATTATATGCCATAATCAGTGCTTGCTTAATGCCGAGCATTATGGTGCTACCTACTCAGACATCAATAGCAGAAGAGGAGCTTTCAAGCTCGATGAGCTTCTTCAATGTGCTGATGCTTGGCTCGCTAATCTAAGAGGCATCATTGATGCCAATGATGAAATGATTGAGCGTATGAAGAATCGTGAGATTAAGGCACAGGAGATGTTTACCATCATCGGTATGCTGACCTCGCTCCGTGTTGCTGCTGAAACGAAATACAAAGGCATTCGCAATCTTCAAGTCATTCCTCTTAATCAGGCACAGATTGGTCGCTTGACTGAAAGAATGATGATTGCCTACTACGAGCGCAATATGGTTACCGCTTGGGATTTGTACAATGCGGCTACCGATATGTATAAGTCAACTCAGCTCGACCAGCCAATGATTCTTTCACAGAACTTGGCAATGAGTAGCTTCATTCAGAATACATTGATTCCAAACGCATAACTACATATAAGATTGAATATAGAAAAGTCGATAACAAGAGCCTTTAAGCCACCGTGAGGTGTCGGCTCTTTTTTCTTGGAAGAGTTAATTTAGGTTCTGATATATCTTACCGTGAGGTAATTAGTTATGTCAATTATTAGTTAGATAGATATTAATTATGGTTATTGTTTTTTGCCCTACGGCGGTAGGGCTTTTTATCCCAAGGAAAACCAATCGCACGGGTGTGCGTGGGCTGTATGGTAGTGATACCGATATTCTTATCATACCCTAAAGGAAAGAGGTGAATATATATAAGTTCATTTATTCTACTGTGTTAAAGAATATATGCGAAGATACTCCGTAATAAGCAGCTCTTAATAAGCGGAGGTTGGCGAGGGTTCGATTCCCTCTCTTGGGGCTATGTTTTTTAAATATATACAATATGACAGATTTTAACGGAAAATTAAACTTGCTGAAGCTCAAAAGAGCTGGCGTTATGCAAATACCAGGACGAACCGAAGTGCTTCGCTGCTTGGTTATCCCTATTGAAGAGAATAATATCTTCATCAGTACGGATGAGAATAACCGCCCGAAGGCTGCTTATCTCGACCTTACCGCTTGGGAGTTGAAGAACCCTAAGTACGAGGAAACCCACATGATTAAGCAGTCGTTATCTAAGGAGATTCGTGAGAAGATGACAGATGAGGAGAAGAAGGCGATGCCTATTCTCGGTGGTTTGAAACCTGCAAACTTTGAAGCTCAGAATGGAGCATCTACTTGCGATGCTCCTTTTGCACAAGCGCAGGATTTGAGTGATTTGCCCTTTTAGCATAAGGGCTTTCTTAGATATAGGATTTAAGTTAGTTTTAGATTATTAGAAACATGAGAAGTAGACAAAGTAATTGGTTTGAGGTAGGAATCCGCTACCAGAAGACCCAAGAAGATGGTTCAGAGAAATCTGTAACCGAAAAGTATGCGATTGATGCCTTATCCTTCACGGAAGGTGAGAGCGCAATCACAGAGGAAATGGCTGCTTATATCAGCGGCGAGTTTAAGGTTAAGTCGATGCAAGAGGCTTCATACAGAGAGGTATTCTTCTCTGATAAGGATGATGATGATTGTTGGTATAAAGCAAAACTGCAATTCATTTCCTATGATGATAAGACCAATAAGGAGAAGCGTAGCAACGTGACTTACCTCGTGCAAGCAAAGTCTATGCACCGAGCAATCAATAACATTGATGAGGTAATGGGCAAGACCATAATAGACTATGAAATCATCGGTCTCAGCAAAACCAACGTCTACGATGTCTTTGAGCATAAGACAAAGGAGGAGAAGGAACAGAAGTCTAACGAAGAAAAGAAGGAGGAGTAAATTATGGCAAGACCTAAGAAAAATGGCGTAGAACAGCCTTTAAATTTAGATGGTAATAATATGCCTATGGAGAATGAGAACGCTCTGCAGAGCCAAGAAAATGCGGCTCAGCAGCAAAGTGAGGAGCAAGTTGAAGAGAATGAGAAAGAAAATGAACTTCCTTTTGAAATAGAGGATGGAGTTCCTTCCCCTATTGACAATAATGGTTCGTTCATTATCTACGCTCCTACTGATATTGAATCCCGTAAAGGTCGAATCCCAGTAAAGATGGGTATTACTCTCAGAGAGGGCTATCGTGGCTTGATTGTTCCAATCAAAGCAAATGCTCTTTATGGCATTCGTACAGAATCAGATTACCGCTTACAACATTCCGATGTGATTTCAACGCAAGTAGGGGAGGAAGAAGAAGTAAGACTCGTACTCTCTATCAATGATGAAACAATGATACAGGAGCAGACAAACTTCGGTTCACGCTCTCGTAATCTCATTATTCCGAAGGGTACTCCGCTTGCCGTTCTGATGATTTTTAAGCTGTGAAATATATAATTGCGGATGGAGGTCTATTTTATAGTATCTCCTTCCGCTCTACCAAGTAACTATGACAGAAATTGAACGTAAAATGCGCAGAAGCAAATACGGCAAGACTTACTATCAGAAGCATCGTGAAGCTTGCATCGAAAGAGCAAAAGCTTGGTACAATGCTCATAAAGAGCATCGTAGGCTGTATATGCTTGCGTATAATGGTAAATAGTATTTTTATATGGATGAGTTGGATAAAATTAAAGAGTTGAATACTCAATATAAGCTTTTACGTAATAACGGGATGGTGGTAAAAGTAGACCTCGTAACCAATGTGGGAACATATGTAGTAAAGAACCCTAACATTATTAGCAAGGTGCTTGACTTACTTATCCGTGAATCGCAGAAGCAGATAGAAAGTGAGGTGAATACATGATAGGATTGAATGATAGACCAACAAGAGCAAAAAGGGTTGTTGTGGTTCAGTTAAAAGACAAAAAGCCAGAACCTTTCCTTACTTGCCCAGAGATTTATTTAAAGTACGATAAAGAGAAGATTGGCATCTGTCTTAATGCTCTATGGAATGCTCTTGCTAAAGATGGTTGCTACGAGAATAAGAAATGCAAAATCTCTTATCAGAATATTGAACAATTAAAAACTTTGGCATGGGAGTAAGTAATAAAGGGTGTTGTGTACTGAAATATCCTCATTCTATAGATGATGGATTATTAGCTCTGTACGCACAGGGGCTTACAATACCCGAAATTAGCAAAAAGGTAGGCATACCTTATGAAACAGTACGGCGGCGACTAAAGGAGAATGGAGCTAAACCTGCATCACCACGATTTATCGCTAAGTATGGTGAAATCCGTTATTCAGGGCATTGTCGCCACTGGAGCGAGGAGGAGGAACGGAAATTTATTAGATTATTTCCCTTTCGTACAAATAAAGAAATTGCTGAAATCTTCTGTTGTAAAATCAAAACAGTTAAGAATAAGGCTATGTCTCTTGGGTTAAGAAAAGATGCCGTATGGTTGCATGAGTATAGATTATCTTCTATGAAGATAGCTACCATTATATCCAAATCAAGCTCTAAGAAGTTTAGGTTTGGGAAAGGAAATACAATCGGGCATAGATTCAAAAAAGGATTTAGATACGATAAAGAATTTTGGGAGAAATACAGACGGGGTGAAGTAGCTTTGCCTTGATTACATTTTCTCGGAATATAAAATGAATAAGCTATGAAATTTAGTAAAGAACTACCGAAAGATATGCAAGTAAAGACAATTCTGCAAAACTTCGATAAGAAGCAAGCTGAATGCGATGCTCTCAAAAAGGAGAACGAAGAATTGAAAAAGAAGTTAGAGCAAAAGGATATTCTTTATCGTAATATGCTCAATCGCTTTAGTAATATGAGTACTCAGACAAATATTGACTATAAGGAAAGGTACGAACAGCTTAAAGCTGATAAAGCTGAGAGTGGTATGAGATATAGCCGAATCCTTAACGATTTATATAAGGCTTATGGAATGCTTGAATCCATCAATGGTATTATGAATAGCGCAAAAGAAAAGATAGAAATATTCTGCTCTGATAATATGATTGAAAACGATATTCGTTCCAAAGTTATTGAGCCTGTAACAGATAACACTTCCTCTTCTGTGAGCGTTAAAGAACAGAAGTTCGTGAGTTATGTCCGTGAGCTTATTACTAATTTCAAGGAAACAGGCTCTCTTCGAGGAATCTGCATGATTGCAAGAGAATATGGTGTTAGCTCATTGACAAAGGAGCAGTTCTTTCGTTACGGATTGAATAATGATAGTGTAACTGATGAGCATATCATCAGTGTATATGAAAAGGCTAAAAAACATTTATAACTATGACAGATATAACTATTAAACAGTATGACAATGGCTACTTCGAGGTCTTTCAAGGCAATAAAAGTAGCGGTGAACTTGGTTATGACGAAATGTTAGGACTGATAACGTCTCTTACCATGTCTGAACGCCGTCCTTGCTTGCAATGGATGAAGACCAAGGAGCAGCGTGATGCTGAAAAAATCGTTATTACTCAGATAGCGAAATATCCTATATTTGAAAATGCTAAAAAGAAGAATAAGAATGAAAGAAACAAAGTACAATAATGACGTGCCTTATGAGAGAGTGGTATTTCGAGTGTTACAAAACTACTCACAGATGCAAATCAAACTTTATCGCCTACAGAATAAGGTAAGAGAGCAGAGTGATAAACTTGTGTTCTGTAATAACGTTATCAATCAATTCAAAAAAGCTATCAATGAATTGAATAATGATGATTATAAGAAGGTCGTTGCTGAGCGTGATGAGCTTCTCAGAAAGAACAAAGAACTTTCTCGTCAGTTGAAGATTTACGAAGGTATGCGTAAGTACTTCAATAGCGAGGTATCAAAATTAGAAACTGATAAATAATATATCAATATGAAGAAGATTTTATCTTGGTGCGGTTCTCATACTGAGCTGCTATGTGCATTCTTTTTGTTGGGATGCTGTATCAATAGTGCGGTCAAAGATGGTTGGTCTGCGGCGATATTATTCTTGCCGTTTATTGCTATGTGGATATTTGCCTATCGCTTACAGAAAGAGATTTTTCGCATTACAAAAAAGAATAAAGAGCTGAATGAAACTAAAAAGAAGCTTGAAAAGGCTTGTAAAAGGACTGAGGATTTAAAAACCTTAATCTATTACAGATACCTCTTAGCAAAGAACGATGTTGACCTCTGTAAGAAGAAGATTGATTGTAATGCTTATCTTTATGAAAGAAGGCATTGTGAGGAAATGATAGAGTTTTATCTTAAAAAGATTTGGAACAAAGATGTATGATAATGAAGTATGATGAGCTTTTAAAGAAGGAGAGCCAGAAGAAAGGCAGAAGCAAACCACGGCACATTGAATCGCAGATTCAGATTCAGATGGTGAAGTGGTTTCGCTTGCAATACCCTCGCTATATCATTGCCGCCATCCCTAACGGAGGACAACGGAGTTCGCTTGAAGCGAAGATTATGAAGGGTGAGGGCGTTTTGGCTGGCTTCTCCGACCTTATTATTATAGCAAGAGAAAATGTCCTATTTATTGAAGTTAAAACTAAGGACGGAAATCAATCTGATTTGCAAGCCAAATTTCAGTCTGACGTTGAGCGATTAGGCTTTCAGTACAGCATTTGCCGCTCCTTGGATGAGTTTATCTTAACCATCGAAAAATGGTTAAAAGATAAATTTTCTGTGTAAAAATATCGGATTTCTTTGGATTTGTATTAATAACTATTAAAATATTAATAAAAACACCGAAAGGATTTGTTAGTTTCAAAAGAAATTATTAATTTTGCGGTGTAAATAATTAATAAATGGTTTAACAATTAAAAGATACGACAATGGGAACAAAGACTATTACAATGAAGGAGGTCGCAAAAAGTCTTGCACTTTACAAGCTTAATAGCGCAGAAGCGTTTTATGAAGCAAATTTGCATTTTGCAAGAGGACTTTTCATTAATGACCTCTCAGAGTTTGATAAGGTATTGAAAGCAGAGTTTGAATCTTTTGGAATTAAATAAGGAGATACGACAATGATTACAATTATCAATAAATATACGGGCGAGGTTATTACTAGGTACTCAGGTGCTTTGGTAGGTGAATCTACAGAGGATTCCTTTATCGCCAACGCAAAGGGTTCGGGTACGTTTAGAGGACGTTGGAATGCTATCGTAGAGTATTTTATTCCTCTGAAAGGCTTGAATGCAACACAATGCCTTCTCAAAAGCCAATACGCAGTGAAGGAATGTATGAAGAAGAAATAATTAACGTTTAAATATAGGAGATACAATTATGGCAGTAGTAGTTAGTACAAAAGGTATTGAGAACCTTGTAAAGCAGATTAATGATGTGTATGGTAAGCATATTGTCACAGCTGAGTTACATTCAGATGGATGGTTCATTCTTGTAGGTGAGAATCCTATCAGAAATACAGAAAATACTTGCGATGCGGTTCATTACCTTGAAGGTGTGAAGCACGGCATTGAATTAATGAAAGAAGGACTTTAGTTATTAATCGGGTAGCGTAATAGCTGCCCATAAAAAATAGGAGATACAATACAATGGGAAATGTAGTAAAATTTAGTTTGTGTAGCAATAATGATGTAAGAAAAGAAATAGCCAATCATCCAGATTATAAAGTTCGCTGGTTGGCAGGTTTTGCTTGGAAAGGTGCTTGCGACGGTAGAGAGCTTAAAAGGGAGGGTGTACGAAAGATTCATAGACCTGGTGGCTCTTTTCTGGGAACTTTCGAAGATGAACTGAATCATTGTTTGAATTGGGCTTGTGCTCAGGATATGGAGATAGACCACGATAAGAAGATAATCTTTATCAATGGTTTTAGTGAGAACGACATGTATTAAAACGTAGGCTTATGTTCATAGAATTTAAGAATTTAAACGTAGCATACGGAAAGGAATTTCCTTTAGCTATCGTGTACCTTGATAAGTGCGATGGTGAACGTTTTTTAAGGGAGCAAGGAATAGCGAAATCTGGTTCTTTTAGCAGCTTTATCTCGCTTATTGCAATCGTTGATAACGTACCGCAGAAAGCGAGCAATAAGATTATCTTTACTAATTATCGCATTCTTAATGAAGAAGAGGAGAAAGATGCCTTAGATACTCTTAAACGGAGTAATCTTACTATCAATGATAAAGGTTTTATTTCTTTCCTTGATTATAAGAAGATTTGCTTTGAGGTTGATGGAAATATCCTTCCTTATGAAGACTTTTGTAAATACGAATTACCTAAAGGTCAGGTATTTAAAACGGTCTTCGATAATGGTTATTCTTACTATGGCTCTCATCCTTTTAAGGGTGATGCTAAGAAATATGCCGACACAGCTATCAAGGTCGCTGAGAAGCTACGGTATCTTTGGTTCAGTTGGACTATGGGTTTCAGACTTAACAACCTTCTTAACGTAGATGTGGTTTACGGTAAAGACGAAAGTTATTCAGTGGTATCTAATACATAATGATTATGGAAAAGATTAAGGAAAAGAAGTTTATCATAGAAGCAGAGGGCGAAGTGCCCTTTGCTCAGCGCACGGGGGATGGTTACGAGTTATTCAATAACGAACGAACAATGAAGTTCTGTGCGAGAAGGCAACAGATACGGAATAATGAAACGGGTGAACAGAAATCTTGCTTTGCCGTTTTCTGCTTCGTTAAAGAGGATGATGGATGGGTGCAAGGTGATAACTATCATCAGACGGAAACCATCACCTCTTTTGTTAAGGATTTGAATATTTCTCCTTACTTCACAAAGGCTGTAGAAGAATATCGTAAACAGATGGATATTACAGAAGAATGGAAGGTTGAAAAATGGGAGCAGGAGAAGTATTAATCGTTATAGGCGCAATAGTTATCGCATTCAGTAGCGTTACCGCTATTGGAGCGATAAGCGGAAAATTAGAAGGTGTGGTAACTATACAAGAGAAATCCTTGGTTACTATATTCTTATTCATCTTACTCATAATGGGTTGGGTGTTATTGTATAACGGAATATTAATAATTAATCTGTAATAAAATGGGAAAGAGATTAAGCTTAGAAGATAAAGCTAAAATAGCTAACGGCAATGAACGTCATTGTAGACAATGCAATCATCGTGTTTGCCCAGATGGTTTGCTTGAAGTATGCTCGGAGGCTTTTATTCGAGGGTACAAGAAAGGCTATAAACAAAATCAGAAAGAACAGAAAGAACGTATTGATAAGATACTCCACCCTGTTACTGAGCCTTGTGGTAGTAATGCTATCTTTGTCTTTTTCAGAGACGTAAGAAGTGGTGAGTTACAACCTTATATTGAGGATATGAGAATGCCTGATGCAAAACGTTGCCAAGATATAGGTTCAATAAGGTTTTCGACAGAAAAAGACGAGCCGCTGAAACTACAGATTGCATGGTGTTATCCGAAGGATTTGGTTGAGCTTCTTGGATATGACAAGAAGTATGCCGATTTTGAGCGTATAGCTCTTTCTGAAGGCGCATTCTCTTATCCTCGTGAGGAATATGAGAAAAATCTGCAAAAGTACTCTGCTTTGCGCCATGAATACAAAAAATATTATCGTTATCGGAAATTTAAAAAATAGCTTTTTATGGATAAGAAAGATATTAGTCTAACAGTCACACTTGAACTCGGTGACGACCTTTGCGGTATGACTATAAAGGATAAGAATGATAAAGTGGTACAGTTCGAGGATTTGACACGTAGTGAGCAAATTAAGATTCTCAACTGCCTTAGTCAGAATTATAACTGCCTTGTGCGGTTTTTGAAAGAAAAGGAGGGGTAGAGTATGGAAACACCTATTTTATTAGGCAATCACAATGATTGCAAGATAGATAAAGGAAGATATGTAGAAACCGATGTTTCGGGCTATAAAGCCGTTATCTATGTGCCGAGCGGTATTGATAACGAGCAGATTCAGAAAGCCCTTGATTACGCTTATTCTACACTCTGTCAAAGCTGCTATATGGAGTTTATCTTGGCAGATAACTTCCTTCTTATTTCTAAGGAGGTCTTTGACAAGAAGAAGGTATTTAAGTTCAATCTTAAAAAGCATTTTACAGATTGCCAGAAATCCGTCCGTGACACTATGAAGTTGTATGAGCGACACATGGATGAGGATTACTATAATGAGTATTCTACTTATCTGTGGGATTTGATTAAGGATAAGGTTGAGAAGTTGCGAAAGATGATTGAAGATAAGCTTCGCAATCTTAAATGCAAGTATAACCCTTATCTATGTTCTTATGCTATCACCATTCAGAACCTCGTACAGCAGATTAATGATACTCATAAGCACGTCATGGAGATTACTGAAAGGGAGTATGGGGTTGATATTGCCCCAAGCTACGAGAATCATCGTGCTAAAATGGCATTCACGCAAGCGGATAACTGCTTATACGACATCATGCACGATGAAGCCGAAAAGTTCCGTGATAATATCGTTAAGGATAAGAAGGCTATCGCCGTATGGTCTGATATAACAAGAACTCTCTATGACCCTATCAACGCAAAGAAGGCTCGTTTCTCGGCTTTCTATAGCATGCCTGAGGAGACGCAAGCTCTCTATAATTTGCGAGAGGAGGATGGCTTCTGCGAGCCTAAAGAAGGTACTAAGAAATTCAAGAAAGGAGCGTAGAGTATGGATAGAGAAGATATGCGTAGGCTGATTTCGTATGGAGATATTTACTCTAAATATACAAAGAAGAAGCTATCTGCGATAACTGTTGAAGAATGCCTCAATTTTATGGAATTTGAAATATGGAATCGTAGAATATATGCTCTACCAGTACTTAATTGTAATCGATTTTTCATTTTACTAAAGTAATATATGTTGTATCTCTTGGGAGTAGCGGTCTCGGCTGCTGCTCCCTTCTAAAAGTTTATACAGCATATATTAGTTCTATTGTAGGTAATAGGAAAATTGATTATCTTTGCACAAAATAAAAATAATAATTTAAAATTCAAAGAATATGAGTAAGTCAAGCGGTGGTACTCGAACCATAAGCAGCAATAATGCTGCGCAGAGTAGGACACAGAGCGTTGCTAATGCAATGACAAACGAAAATAGCTCTAATGTAGTAAAAGAAGTCGATGTAAAGGCTTACAACGCCAACATTGAAAAGTTGAAGACGCAAGCCATAAAGGGCGGTCTTCCAAAGGTCGATGAAAATCGGACGATTAAAATCGGAGATAAAGAATGGGTCGTTAGCGTTTATGAGAGCGGTAAGAATCAGTATGTCGCTGATTTGAAAAGTAGTACTGACAATAAGAGTATGATGCACGTAGTGTATTATACAGGAAGCAAGACTCCTTACGGAGCACTTAAAAGACAAGATGCTGTAAAAGAGTTTCGCTCTACAATAGATTATATGTTCAACAACCTAAAGAAGAAGTAAATCATTGATTCTTAGCACGAAAACTATTAAATGCTATTAATTCCGATTTATTTCTATTAATATCAAAAATAATTGGAGAAAAAGTTGGTAGTTCGCAGATTTCTTTTTAATTTTGTGGTGTTCAAAAAAAGTAAGCTGAATGAGATTGAGAAGCTCTTTCAGTATATGGAAGGGCATTTTTTTATGCTCTGACTTCTCGTTGAGAAATACGATATAGGCGTATTGTCCCTTGCGTACATTGTAATGGTGTATGCGTTCCTTTAGCTTACTGGAATTGAACAAAGGGTAACAGTACGCCCTTTATGTGTACTTATGTATAACGTTCAAAAAAGTAAGCAAAATGAAGAACGTAGAAATTTTTAATTCTCCTATGTTTGGAGAACTTCGCACTTCACGGAATGAGAAGGATGAACCTATCTTCTGTTTGAAGGATGTGTGTGATTCGCTTGGGTTACAAGTCGGAGCCACTGCAAAAAGGCTCGGACGAGACATTAGTTCAATTAATGTCTCAGATGCTAATAATCATGGTCAACAGATGTACTTCGTTACTGAACCAGACCTTTATCGTTGTATCTTCCAGTCTCGAAAACCTTCCGCACGCAAGTTCCAAGATTGGGTCTTTGATGAGGTCTTGCCAGCTTTGCGCAAGGAGGGCGGCTATATCGTTTCAACCGTGGCAGATACGCCCGAAATGATTATGGCTCGTGCCTTAAAAGTAGCCGATGAGACCATTAAGCGCAATGAGCAGCGAGTACGTGAGCTTGAAGCTCAGACCGAGCAGCAGGCACAGACCATCGGTATTCAGCAGAAAGAGTTGACCGTTGCCGCACCAAAGGTAAAGTACTACGATGATACGCTTGCATCAACGGACTGCCTTACCACCACACAGGTTGCTGACGACCTTAGTATCAGCGCAAGAGCACTTAATCAGCAGCTCGCCAATGTAGGTATTCAATACTTCCAATCTGGTTCTTGGCACTTGAAGGGAAAGTTCCGTGAATGGCAGCTTGCAAGCACAAGAACCTATAATTATATCAAGGGTGATGGTTCTACGGGTACAAAGGTAAACCTCGTATGGAATCAACGTGGCAAGCGTTTTATTCTTGCCCTTTACAATAATGATTTTAATGTAAAGGCAGCTATCGCCGAGATAAACGGAGAGAAGGCAGCTCAAAGTGCAAATAATCAGTCTAACAATTAATCAATAAGGAGAAATTAAAAATGAATAATCAGAATATGATGATAGATGTAACAGTTGATAATGATGCCACTCAGCGGTGTATCGGTCTGCTTAAAGAGCTTATGGCAGTCCAGGAGAAGGCTATGAGGTTCTTGGTATCTGAGGGTATTGATGATAGTAATGAGGGGACGATGATTGCCGAAGGAATCGGTAACGCCGTGAAAGCCTTTGGTGGCGTACTGCCAAAGGGTATCTACAATAATGTAGTCGGTATTGAGGTTTAATGTTATGAGTGAATAGGAGATACGCAATACAACAAGGTGTAAATAATTATAGGAGATACAGCTACTATAAGAAAGGCAGGGCACTATTTGCGCTCTGCCTTTTCTTTTTCTCTTTGCTTTCGTTCAGCCCTTGCGAGCCGAATCTCTTCATTAATCTCGTCCATCGTCATATTGACGTTATTCTTCCTTGCTTCTTCTATGAGAGCATTGAAGGTCTCTAAAGCCTTCTTCTTTTCTTCTTCTGTCATTATGATTTCTTTATTTTTTCAATATATGGTTTGAATATACCTTGAAGCTTATTATAAGTTTCTAATATCCAAGCGAATATAGGTTTCCATTCATCTTGCTCATATCCACCATATTCATAATTCGTAGCCATTATCACACTCGTTTTGTTATCTTCTGCCAAGTTCCATTGAAGTGCTGGCTTTCCGAATGCTTCATTGATAGCTTCTTTATCTTTTTCTATCAGCTTATAATGCTTTTTATTCTCAGCCTTATCTGAGCCATCAAGCAACAAGCGGACAGAAGCAGAACCTTTGCGTACAAAAAGGTCATAATGAGCTTTTGATGTTCCCGTTGAGATATTCATCCAATGATAACTTTGTGGCATCTTTTGGAAGTCTGCTCCGTTCTTGCTTGCGTATTCATTGAATGCCGTCCAAAACTTCATTAATCGCTGTTCTGTGTCTGATTTCGGCGAAGCTTCGCCCTTCTCGTATGGTGGTGCGCATACAATATCAAACAGTATGCCTACTTTTGAGTTGCCGACACTCACGGCAGTTGCTTCAATCAGATAGAAGTTGCATTGAATGGTTGAATCATTCAGCATCTGAATGGCACTGATATGCTCTGCTCTTGCTTTCTCAACTATCCATACGGCGTAATCAGCGTTATAGTGCGCAGCATAAGTTATTACCTTGCCCAAATGGTCGGAATCGCTATCGCCAAACTGATTCTCTATGATGATGCTTTTCTCTCCATCATCGCCAGCTTTGGCTACAATATCAACTTTCATCGTCTCCAGTTTATGCTCACGCTCTGCTTCTGAGATATTGATTTCCAACTTCTCTGATAGTACACCGATATTCTTTGTAAGCCAAGGCGTGAACCCTGATGCTTCACCCTCAAAGATTTCCTTTAATGGATGAGTATTTATCTGCTCTATCTCTTTCATTGTTATTTATCCATACAAGGAATTTTCATTTCCCACAATGATACTCTTTCAAATTGTTTCGCAAGGATTCTTATATATCCACGACCTTCTTTTAGGTATTTTACTACCTCTCCTTTCTTAAACATTCCAGGTGATGCCGTTTTAGGATTTCCACTCTCCAAGAACATAGTTATCTTCTGTTTCTTTTTGAGCTGCCCATTCTCATCATAATATCCAAATGTAGCCACAAAGGAGTTATTCTTATCGTAATCAAAGATACCTTCATTGCAAATGATTCTAAAATCATTTTTATAATGAGACCAGAAGATAAAAGTATTCTTCTCTTCATCCTCATACATAAATGATACATACTCTTTTGTTCCTCTTAGTTCATCTGCCTTATGTAAAGTACTCGACCACTCTTGTGCGAATGTTTGCATCGTAAAGAATAGCATAGCTCCGATAAATAAAAGCTTCTTCATATTCTATATCTCCTATATTAATATTTATAAATTGCACGATATCTACTTAAAACACGCTCTGCGGCATTATCTTTCCTTTGCTTGGTATATACTAAGGCAAGGCGAAGATAACCCGTTCTGCGCAAGCAACCGAGGTACATCAGCCGCTCGTAGCAATATGTGGCTCTGCTTAGTATTCCATCACGGAGGTAGCGTTGAGCCATTGCCGCCAACTCCTTTGGTGATGCGTTATAAATCTGTGTCATAACTCGTCTAATTTGGTTATGTATGCAAAGGTAGCGAAAAAATGAATACTATATATTTATATTGCATTTTTTATATTAATATAACCTTAATTTACATATCAATATATTAAAAGCTATTAAAATATTAATAAAAATACTGAGAAAATTTGGCAGTTTCAAAAGAAATTATTAATTTTGCGGTGTAAATAATTAATAAATAGGTTTAACAATTAAATTATAGGAGATACGACAATGATGACAAAGCAAGAAGAAATTATGCATCTTATGGCTTTGAAGGGCAATAATAGAGGTGACACATACTTCAATCAGTTCTTTAGCAAAGATGATATTGAACAGATGATGGAGAATATCAAAGATGATTTCGCTATCGAAATGGGTTGCTCATTTGCTAAGAAGGCAGAGGTGCTTGAAAAGAAGTTGCATGAAGAGCAGAAAGCTCACGACCAAGATATGCTTGATTTCGTTGAAGAGATGCTTGTAACAGAAGCACAGGGTGGCAATTCACTCAATATTGCGATGAAGAAAATCGGAATGGATAACACCATTAAGATTAAGCGCAAGAATAAGATTGCACTCAGCGAGGAGGAGCTTGATTACTTGGTTTCAAAACTTGGTTAAATTATAGGAGATACAACAATGAAACGATTTAAAGATTACGAAATAGCTTATAATAAATGCCATAAGCTCTTGCAAAAGCTGACAGTATTGGTAAAAGAGGCAGATGGGTATATCACTTTAGAGATAAGATTTACTTATATTGATAAATATCCAATACTTTCTGTTACATATTATGGTAATTATCTATACTCATTCCTTCCACAAGAGGATGGCACGTTTATCATTTCTACAGACAACAAAGTCTATACAATGGACGAAATTGAGGCAAAGATTAGAAAGAATTGTTTATTAGACCAAAAGATATGAGCAAGCAAGAATTTCTAAGCAAGTGTTATAGCTGTAAGAAGTATGACACCTGCTACAACTCGAAGTTTAGTAGATTGGACTGTGATGTCTATCTGTTATATTTGAATACGAACAATTTTTAAAAGGAGATACAATTATGAATAGATACGCAGAATTAAAGAAGAAGCATCAGAGAGAGCTTAATAAATTGCCCATGAAAGCCGCTTTTGGTAAAGAGCAGTTTAAGAAAATGATGGAAGAGTGGGGGCTTACCACCAATGCCGAAGATATCAGTAAGATTGATATGCTCGTTGGTGGTTGCTATTGCTTAAAGAAAGATACCCATCTTTTCGAGGAGCACTTTCAGAGAACACGGAAAGAGCTTGAAGAGTTCTTAAAGGATGATGATAATCTTAAATCAGCATTCAAATATGAGTTCGCTAACCATGAATGCGGATATACATATACACCGCAAGATGCGCTTCCTCCGCTTAATCTTACCTATGAAGAGGTTGAGAAGAATGAGCGTTTAAATAAAGTCTTTAAAGAGGCTTGGTGTGAGTATTTAGATATATGCGAGTAAGATATGAGAGCATTTGACGTACTTTTAACCTTACATCGCTTGGATATGCGACAGGGCAAGGATTATATTGAAGCTCCAGAAAAGAATGATTTGGAGCTGAATGTGATAGAAGGTAAGCTGAAACGAAATCACTGGTATTGGTGTGATTTCCATAAGCAGCCAATGCTCGGTGAGCCTTCGGTTATCCTCACTCTTGGCGGTGGGGATACTCAATATCTTTATGAAGTAGAAAAGTAAATAAATATAGATTATGTATCAGATAAATCTTGTAACATATAGCACAGAGGTGAACATAAAGAACGCTCGCCGCAAAGTAGCGAACCGAGAAAAAAGAATACTCGGAGGAAGGTTTGAAAGCGTAAAATTGGCAAGAAAAGCCTTGAAGGAGTTCTTTGAAAAGGATGGTTATCAGATAGGCAACGAGGTCGAGGAGAAGGGTAGTGAAACCTATGTTAAGACGTTATTTTTCGGCAACGTTATGATTGAAACGGAGTATAAGATAATCAAGTGTAATTAATTTATGGCTCGTTTCGCTCTCAGAAATCAGGAGAAGATAAAGCAAGCATTCGGGGAAGAAAGGTTGAATGAGCTTCTGAAAGCACTGAAGCTATATTCAGCCAAGTACCCGAAATGGTCATTGGACGCAATCATCGAAGAGGGTAAGCCTTATTCTTCTTTCGTTATTGATAAGGTTGCGGTATTATACGTAACTCGCCTGATGTATGACGTTTATCACGTTGCTTTAAAGGAGTTCTTATAAAGAAAAAGCACCGCCCTCGGAGATACGAAAGAGGACGATGCTAGATGTAAATAATTGTTTTGTTTAACGTTGTGAGTACATAGGAGATACGCACTCGATACAACAATTAATGCAAAAGTAATAAAAAATATTTGGTTATCTGAATATTTCTTCGTAAATTTGCGAATAATTAACATTAAAATAGGAGATACAGCTATGATAGGAGCAATTATAGGTGATATTGTAGGCTCTAAATATGAGTTTAATAACACATTTGATTATAACTTTAAACTATTTGACAAAGGTTGTAATTTTACAGATGATACCATCTGTACAATAGCCGTAGCCGATGCTATTCTTAGAAAAGGCGGTAATGAAAAGCCGAATGTCGGAGATTATGGTATCTCACTTCAATACTGGTGTCAGAAGTATCTAAACCCAATGGGTGGGTATGGCGCAAGCTTCGCAAAATGGGTTCGTAGCTCGAATCCACAGCCTTATGATAGTTTCGGTAATGGAGCAGCTATGAGAGTTAGTCCTGTGGGTTGGGCATTCAAAGAAAATTCTGATATTATTCGTCAGGCAATGATGAGCGCAAAGGTTTCGCATAGCCATGTTGAGGGATTGATTGGTGCTACTGCGGTAGCAGATTGTGTACATGCTTTAAAAGCATATAAACACAAAGATTTGATTAGGGTAATAGCAAAACAATATTATGGCTCTGATTGGAATAAGAATCTTATTCCAAGAAGGAAATGGGCAGAAACTTGCCAAGAATGCGTTCCACTCGCCTTTATGATAGTCCTTTATAGTGGTAGCTTCGAGGATGCAATCAGATATGCTGTATCATACGGTGGTGATAGCGATACGATGGGAGCAATCGTTGGTTCAATCGCTCAGCCGCTCTTTGGTATTCCACAAGAAATGAAGGAGAAAGCATTGAACTATCTCCCTTTGGATATGAAGAATGTAGTAACTAAATTTATTGATAGATATGGCGAATAAGGAAGATTTAATCAAGCACTGCCGATACTATAGAGGTGGTGAAAACCCAAATACCAACGAAAATATGGCTTGGTTTTGGGATATGGAAAGAGTGTATGTTAATAGCGAAGGAAAGTTTAAAGGTGAGGAAGAATATTATAAAAAAATCAATGGTAAGGAATATAAGGGGATTCCACATACATTGCTTATTATAATGTTCACTTCCTGGGCTAAAGCAGCCTACAATATTAAGGAAGAGTTAGATAGCTTCTATAGGCTTATAGACGAATACCTCTTTATCCCAAACGACCATTTCCCAGAGGATAAAATTCCAAACGAACTATAACGAAAAAGGTGCGCCGTAATGGTACACCTTTTTTGTTTTAATATCCGATATTGCTATCCTTTACATAAGATAAATCTCTTATTTCTTGCCCTATAACCTCGCAGTCTATGTAGGTCTTTCCACCTTCTTCATAAACCTTTGTTATTCGCATTCGTGTTCCTCTCTGAAAGAGTGTTTCGTGCTCGGAACTATATGTAGAGAAACGGCTTACTCCATCCCAACTTCTTTTATCACCACAACCGAAAGCAGAGAAAGGTTCTACGTAAGCAGCCTTTGTTCCTTTTGGTGCATATATGTTCATAATAACACTTCGAGTGTTGAAGCCTTTTCCTTTTCGGCTACCAGTTGACATAAAACCACCTTCTTGCATTTCCATTCCAACAAGGTCTTGAAGGTTATTTGGCATAGAACCGCCAGCAAACTTAATTCGTGATTCAATAACTTTCATTCCATCATCACCTCTTGTAAACCACATATCGGTAGGAAGTTCGTTCTTTTCTATATAGCTTGTTATATTATTAACCTTTTCTATGAACCTTTCCTTCGTTTGGTAATTATCATATTTTCTTCCTTGTAATGGTTCATTTACATCGCAATAATGATGAGTGTATTCGTATGTGAAATCTTTCTCTTTTTCTGTTGCTGCTATCCATTGTTTGGATGCAACATCTACGAGAGTTTTATCAGCTTTTGCACCATTACCCTTATCCCATACTGCGGCATCTTTCCTTGATTGAGAGAATCGGTCTGTATCAAATACAACATTCTTCGCATTTCGTTTTGCTTTCGCATTAATAAGCGTTTCTTTCTTTTGCTTAGCTTCATAAAGCAACTGCTCAGCAAGGGTCTTATCCTTTGCGAGCATGGCGTGTTCAAGGTCATAGATAAGCTTATGATATATCTTGCTCTGTGTCTTATAACCTTTTACGTCAGCATAAGCTTTATTGATATTTACCCAATCAATCGCCGTTTTTACCTCATCAAGCTTTTTGAGATATGCCGCTTGCGATACCTTCCATGTAGCATACTTCTGTTGAACCCCGTGCATATTACCGCCAAGGAAATCAACTGCCTCAAATTGCAATTTGCTAGCTTGCTTTTCAAGCGTCAAGCTTTGCCATTGAGCCAACTTCGCTTCTACGGCATCATATACTCCGTGCAATTCCTGTGACGTGAACTGCTTATGCCACTTATTGACATCAGGGATGAGAGCGGAAAGTGATAGTTCATCCTTTTTAATAGCAGAAATGGCGTTTGCGAGCGTTTTTGCTTCTTTTCTTGCTAATGTATAGTTAGCAGACTTTAATGCGCTTAGAACGGCAGAAACATTGGTTTCTCCGTAATTAGCAGCCACCTTCATAACATTCATTGCAACCTTGCGGTCTGTCCATGCAAGTTTAGTCTGATAACCTCGCTTGAATCTGTCAAACAAAGAAGCTATCTCAGAAGCACTCTTTTTGTCCTTGATTGCGTAGCGGATAGCATAGTAGCGTTCAAAGAGGTCTTTGCTCTTTATATCCGTAACAGATTTGCTTCCGAGCAGATTATGAACCAAGCCATTGTAATAGTCACGTCTATGCTTATCCCATCGGCTCTGTATTTTATCTATCTGCTCCTTAGTTCTAAGGGCGTGGCGTTCCTTTGCCTTCGCAAGTATAAGCTCCTTAGAAGAAACCGCCTTTAACCCCAATTTCTTGCGGTCTGACGGGCTTAAAAGATGTACCCAATACTTTGTGTTATCTTGCAAATGCCAAGCCAATTTACCCCTCATTCCTGCCTTTACGATAGCTTCGGAGTTATCCTTGATGTATTGATTGTACTTTTCGGGCATAGTAAGCACAGCAAAAGGGGATACGTAGTTGCTCATATCCTCGCCAGCCATCAAGCGTTTATAAAACTCCTTTTTCTCATCGCCTTGTATAGTGATAGGGTCTGATGTACAGATACATTGAGGATGCCAAGAAATCCATACGTAATCTTTTGGGTAGCGACCTTCAAGGTCATTGCATATATCATCAATATTATGCTGTGGTGATACGTGAATATACTGACCGATAACGAATGGTTCATTCTGCCATCGTTCATTTCTTGCCTTGTGATATGCGGCATTTATCTCCGTTCTTGCTACTCTGAGAGCGTTCTTTCTCGCCGAGCGGTAAACACCCATGCCTACCTTCTCCAATGGCTCTTCAACGAAGCGCACCTTGCCGTCTATGATTCTACGTCTGCGCCAAGTCACCACATCTTTCTTCTTTCCGTTCTTCTGAACCTTGATAGTATGATAACGGCGATACATCATATCTGGGTCGTTGAGATACTTTCGTATGCTCTTGCCTACTTCCTCTGCTGATGAGCCTTTTTTGATTCCGTCCGCAATGGTATTACTCATAGCCATTTCAAACTCACTCTTCGTCTGTTGGCAGTAGTTCCAAACAGTCTGAGCGAGATTCAATCCGTTCTTTGTTTTCAAACGATTTACAATAAACGTGGCTGCGGCAGTATCTCGTGCGACCCTTATAGCTTTATCAGTAAGCACGGAATAACCGCCTATAACCATTTCATCGTGGTTATACGCCAACGCAACGCCATCGGTGATGCCGCTCTTATAACAAAGAAGGCTATTCTGATAGTAATCATTAAAGATGTCGTTCAAACGAGCCTTTAACTGCGGAAAGTTATCAAAGTTAAAAAGCGCATCATCTTCGAGCACATCTTCTCCATAGCCAAGAGAGGTGAGCTTCTTGACATAATCGCTGTATAATCTGCCCAACCGCTTATTATAAACGGCGAACAGATTATTCAGTTGTTCTTTTTGCTGTTTTGATGTGAGCTTCTTTGGCATAGTTTTTCTTCTTCCTATTCTTCATTGGAAACTGACTGACTTCCACTTGCGGCACTACCAAGTCCCGAAAGGGCTGCTTCCTGTGCCAACGCTTCTTCCTGTTCACTCTTCATTTCTTCCTCAACCTTATCAGGGTCATCATTGAGAGGGTTAAGCTCGATAGCACGGCGATTAGAGGTAGATTTCGCACCACCATTGGATGAAGTGATAAGTTGCAACATTTCAACATCATTCTTTGGCAGATATGGCTTGAAGACTGGCTCAAAGTCAATCTGCTCAGCAACACTCTGGTCGATACCCTTTACGTAAACTCCCGTATTACAGATGCCGTTAGCTACAATATTCGAGCGGCGAGTGAACATTTCACCGAACATCTCTGTCTTTAAATCTGCTTTCATATAAGGAGCAGTAAACATCAAACGGATAGCCGCACCCGAGGTATTGCTACCCAAAGTCTTCATATTCTCAAAGCTGATGTCGGCTGTTGAGGTAAATGAATAGATAATATTGAAGAGATAAGCAATTTCACCCTTCACACTCTCAGGTGATTTATCCCAAGAAAGGACGTTCATACTTGCATCACTGCCACCTTGAAATACAGTACCTTGCTCACCTTTTTCTGCGAAGCCCTCCAAACGACCTTTGATAAAGTACTTAGGCGTGCCGAAATAGTCATTCGTATCACCCCAATTTGAGATACAAGTCTCCACTCTATCAATAGCCCATTGAACATCTTCCCACTCTGCTTGGTCTTGTCTGTAATAAACGACAGGGACTTTGGTAAAGCCATGAGGTAGGGCAGAGATAAGCTTCCATCCTGCACCATCAATATTGGTGTACTGATAACACAATCTATCTGTATATACATCAAAATGTAGCTCAGATTTTCCAAGCTCATCATATACATAGTACTCACGGGCGAAGCCATCCATGATATGGAAATCGTTGAAATGAGGGTAGAGCTTATCGCCGTTTGAAGGCGAAAGCAACTGAACTCGGATTTCACCTCGGAGCTTACCTTCTGTGTCTGTTGGCATATACCATAACTCGGCGCACTCACATTCCTTGAAGAGGGTACGGGCAAGTCGCTTATCGAAGTACTTCATCTTGTTATCGTGATAGCAGTGCATGATGCCGTCATATAGCTTCTGCTGCTTATCGTTCATCTTCTTTATATCAACACCATGTGCCGTAGCTTTATAGGTAACGGCATTCATAAGCAAGAAACCCACAGTAAGATTTACGATTGACTTCTGAGCAGGGATAGCGATTCTTACTGGCTCAACTTTCTTATCCTTATAAATCGGTTTCTGTGTGATAGGGTCATACTGACCCGTAGGTACTTTGATTCGTTTCTTAGGACGGAAATCCTCATCAAAGATTTTATGCTTTGACGGATTCCATTGTTCTTCAAGCGCACTCAGTGGTGTCTTAAAGCCTTTCTTCCTTGCTGTCAATACCGAGCGGACTGTGTTCGCATCTTGTATTGATACTATCTGTTCTATTGCTCTCATATATGAATATTTTTTGTTATAACAAGGGCAAAGTTAGTAATAATATAACTTATATAGGCATGAAGAAGAAACCCTGTGTAAACAAAAGAAAAACGCCTATTTCGGCAGTCTTCCAATGTGCCAATGGTTGCACTCACTACAAAGATATGCGGAGTAACCGAGCAGCCGCTTTTTCTTTATGTATCTTGCGGCTACCTTCTCATTATCAAAGGATATTTTGGCTACTCCTCTGCTATTATAGTGGGAGCGTTTGCGATGATGCTCCCTTGGCTGTTTATCATATATTCGTTTCATAAGCATTTCGTTTTAACCCATCAGACCGAGGATGTCGGCGGCTTGCATTCCGCTGCCATAATCGCCCAATAACTTCTCCATGACAACATATCGGCATGCATCGATAGCGTGATTATACATATCTATAGGCTCATTAAGCCACTTTCCTTCCTTATCTTGGCGGTAGGTATAATTATTGAATTCCCTTCTTACATTTGTAGAGCGTTTTGTTATATGAATTGTGTATTCTTGCATCTTCATAATACCAGCTTGAATAGAACCTTTGAACTTCTTTACAGGTTTTATATCAATACCAGCATTATAGATTTCATCAATCAGACGAGGGTCGGCACTCTCTGATATTACCTCAATATTTTTTTTATCCTCTTTCAATACTCTGATAATATCAGAAGAAAGCATTTCTGTCTGATAGCATATTTCATCTATATAGATAACCTTCCCGTAGATATATACATCAATAATCGCTGTAGGGTCATTGGAGTAACCAAAGTCAATGGCTCTGTATCGGTGTCTGTTCGCTTGAATAGGAATATAATCATCAACAACTACATTCTTAAAAATCAAGCCCTCAACCATAGAGCGCAATCCCAAACCATAAATACGCCAAAGGCTCGGATTCTTCCATTTAAGGCTCTCAATCTCAGCAATAACCTTTGGTTCGAGAAAAGGGTTATCCTTGTATGTGGATATAAACCAATAGGTACTTTTCTCTTCATTTACCTGATTTATCCAATGGTCTTCTGAGAAGGAAGGGTTATAATCAAGGATAGAGAACTCCGTGGTACGCATCTGTAGCTGCTGCCATTCGATGAAAGAAAGCTCATTCGCCTCATTTACGAAAAGTATCTTACGCTTAGAACCACGCACCTTCTGCTCGTTATCGGTGGAGAAGAACTCAATCCAAGAGCCGTTAGGGAAAGTATAAACGAACTCCGATTTATTCATGCACTTATCATCCCACCAACCAAAGTTGAGCATTATATCCTTGAAATCACGATAGACAGTTCGTTTAATGGAAGGCATACCAGCACGAATGATGGAAACGGTCGTTCCAGCATAGTTGAAGCAAAGCATACAAAGGAACTGCACAACACTATACGTCTTGGCACTACGACTTGAGCCTTGAAGAGAGCAAGTTGTGAATCCTGCTTCTTTCGCTGCTTTTACCCTCATGTAGTTCTTTGCTAAATATACGTGCGGCATATCTCTATTATCCTTTATTTGCTTCTTTTATTATTCTGCTGTCCTGTCTGGCTCAGCGTCCTTCTTTTCCTTCTCTTTCTGAATCTCAGCGAGAATCTTCTGATACTCTTCATTATTGGTAACAACGTGTACTTGCAATGGGTCTTGCTTAATCTGCTCGCCCTTGCTTGTAAGGTCGATGCGTTGAATCTTTCCGTAGGCTCTATCAATAACTCTTTCGAGCACATCAAGTCCTTTTTTGTCAAGTATTCCCTTGGCAATAATGCGTTGCATCATCGGGCGTGACTTATCAGCCAACACCGCCTTCAATTCGTCTTCGGGCAGCGTTGCGATATACAGAAAAGACTCTGCGATAATCTGAGAGGAAGGCACTTCGTAGCCCTTCTCCTTCATTTCCTCGATGAACAATGACATCGTCTTAGGCTTTGGCGGTCTGCCCTTGGGGTTGCCAACTCCACCTTTTTTAAACTTACCTTTTTCAAGGTTTGCAAGCTGTTTTTTACGCTTGCTTTCATCTCTTGATAATGGCATATTAATAACTTTTATTCCTAATTTATTCCCAACAATAGCTTTTATTTAAGAAAAGCACCTTTATTTTCTTCTTCCTCTGCTGCCATATCTCGGCACATTTTCAGTACATTAAAGTACTCTCCTAGATTATTATTATAGAGCAGCTTTGCTATCTGTTGAACAAAAACAGCCTTACGCCCATCTTGCTGTAGCTTCACCACTTCGCAAGCTGGCATCATCAAAAACTGCTCCATGATTTCAACCTTTTCCTTAGAGGAAAGAAGCTTCTTGGTAGGAAGCAGAAATCCCACTTCCTCCAAGATTTGTGTTTTGACTGACTTAACCTTCATACTTATCACCATTTACGAGGTTCATAAACTCAGCCCTCACTTGTGGGTCGTCTTTGAAAGCACCTTCAAGGTAAGAAGAGGTCATAATGCCCTTCTTCTTTGCGCCTCTGAACTCTTTGCAAGAATGATGACCCTTCATAACAAGAGCAATACCAAGTGGTGGGTATTCGCTACCGAGAGCATCTTTCAGCATATCTACGATGTCGTGTACCAATCGCTCCTGTATCTGTAAGCGAGCGGAGCAGTAATCAACTACACGACCAATCTTAGAGATACCGAGAATCTTTCCCTTTGGGTTCGGAATATATGCGAACCAATACTTGCCCCAAAACCAAACACAATGATGCTCGCAGTTTGAATGAAAATCGCCTTGGTCGATAACCATGTTATCATAGACGATACCGTCATCATTGTTATCAAAGGTGGTAATCTTCGGCTTCTGTGAAGGGTCATAACCTCTGAATATTTCTTTCCACATTCTAATAATGCGGTCGGGCGTACCCTCTAAGCCCTTGCGATTAGGGTCTTCACCGATATACTCCAAGAGTTCTTTGATATGCTTTTCTGCTGTTTCTTTTGTAATCTTAGCCATATTATTTATCTTTCCAATATTCTTTGTAATCTTGTTTCTCCTCCTCATTTGGCTGACATACCTCATAAGAAGCACCGCATCGCATACAATGATAGAAATCCACTACGGAATCATCATCCTCGCTGCGGTCACCTGATGAATCCCAACAAATCACCCCACCACAATAAAAGCAGATAGGGCGATACTTTGTTGAGCTTTCTTTTTTCTTCTTATTCATAGGCAAAATGATTTACTTCACATTGAGAATCTTTTGCTGCTGTAAGGAAAGTCGCCACTTAGGGTTAGCCTCTACGAATGCAACTGTCTGTTTCAGAATCTCGGCATTCTTCTTTGCGTCACCTGTATCACAAGGCTGAACATAGTAATAATCAGCATCAATGTTGCAATCGGTAATCTCGTGTTCACCATCAAAGACAACCTTTACCTCGGTAGCAACCTTAATGATAGGTTCTGCGCCCTTAACGAATAAGCACTTAGGAGAGCACGTAACCCAGTTGATACCACCTGGAATCTTATGCGTTCCGTTGGTCTCCATAGCAATATAGTAGCCCCAATTTTGGAGAAGAGTAGTAAGCTCCTCATCCACTTGCAATGTAGGCTCACCGCCCGTAAAGACAACAAATTTACAATCGGGTGAGAGCAACTGAATCTTATTCAGAATATCAATAGCCCCAATTTCCTCATACTTCTTAAAATCAGTATCACAGAAAGGACACTTTAAATTACAACCCGAGAAGCGGACGAAGATAGCCGCTCTGCCTGCGTGTCTTCCCTCACCTTGAATAGAGTAGAAGATTTCGTTTACCTTGTACTTAGCCATTAGAGAGCCTCCTTTCCGTCAATCTTAAAATCATCACAATAAACGGCGATATTGCCTTCACTCTCCTGTACCTGTGTCTTGTAGCACTCTGGGAACTGCTCAGTAACCCACTCAGCAATATTCTCAGCGGTAGGATTGAAAGGCAAAAGCTTATTAAGATTTCCGTGGTCGAGATAACCATGAATCTTCTGTTTAAGATGCTTAAAATCCATCACCATACCATCCTTGTTCAGCTTTTCAGCCTTGCAGTAGATAGTAATAATCCAATTATGCCCATGAAGGTTGGCGCACTTGCTTTCATAAGAGAGATTCAGCTTATGACAAGCGGCAATCTCCATTCTTTTTGAAACGTAATACATAATTTTTCTTCCTTTTATTTTGTTATTTCAATTTTTATTCTTAATTTTGCGACCTAATAAAGGGTAGTCGGTAGCGAAGATGTCAGCAGCCCGACTTTTGTCTTAGGAGCACAGTATGGTGGCATCGCCTTATGCTCCTTGCTTTTTACTCATCGAAATGATGTTCGTATAGTATCTTTTTACTGCTAATTACTACAACAGCTTTTACACCTTTAGTCTTCCATGCTTTATGCCTTGATTGATAAAGTTTCATTCCGTTCTCAATATCTTTGGTATGAAAGAGTGAATGCTTATCATATATCAACGCAATCTGTGCATGCTTATCATTTGCATGATTAATAGCAAGACGAACCGAGCTTTCAGCAGAAGAATTAATCTCAGTAGGCGTTTTCTGCTCGTAGGTATATGTCGCCATTAAACCTTCTGCGAATTTATACTTTTTAGAACCATCCTTGTTTATCTTTACATTGGTTGCATACATCGTATATTTATCGCCTTCAGGAGTAAGTGTAACATTTATACCATTATCTGCGATAGCTCTCGCCACTTCCAATTCTGCTTCGGCATCAGCGATTTTATCAGTATGATTATGTCCTTTCATAAAGATAGCGTGAGCACCCGTCTGTTCTGAGAAATATGATAAAGAAGCATCAACCAAGGAACTCGAAACGATTTGATTATATTCGTTCCGAGCCTTGTCTATCTGTCTTTGCTTTGGTGTAAGTAACCTTGTATTACCACTTGCCTTACTCATCCTCGTATTCAGTTGGGTCAGGGATACCAGCATCACGGAGAGCTTCCTTGCGTTCCATACAAGTTCCACACTTGCCACAATGCTTCTCACCGCCTTTATAGCAGCTCCAAGTTTCAGCGTAGTTGATACCAAGCTCCTTGCCGTGGCGAGCAACATCAGTCTTCGTAATATTGGTATAAGGAGCATCAATGCTGATACCCTCGTAAGTACCATTCTTCATTGCCTCTGACATGGCATCAATGAAGCCCTTGCGGCAGTCTGGATAGATAGCGTGGTCGCCAAAATGGTTAGCAATAAGCACCTTTTTTAATCCGTTACTCTCTGCGATACCGCAAGCGATAGAGAGCATAATGCCGTTACGGAAAGGAACTACGGTTGATTTCATATTTTCATCATCGTAATTACCTTCTGGGATAGCTTCTGCTCCTTCGAGGAGAGAGGATTTGAAATAATCGTGAATAAAATTGAGTGGAATAACAATATGCTTGATACCAAGTCGCTCACAATGCAACTTAGCAAAAGGAATCTCCTTCTGATTATGATTAGAGCCATAATCAAAAGAAATAGCAAGAGCAATGCTCTCTTTCTTCTCATGCAGGAGAGTTACTGAGTCCATACCTCCTGATACAATAATCAATGAATCTTTCATAACTAATTAAAATTTAAATATTTATCTTTTATAATCTTGCACGGGCGTACTTCATAAAGCGTACCCACTCGCCGAAATTATGTGCAGCAACCAACTTTGAGCGAAGTTTCTTGCCCTCAGGTGCTTTGGTTTTATCCATAGTTCCGTTCTTGGCATTGAACTTATATATAGAACCGCTCATATTACCATAAAGCCAAGCTGTAGAATCCACGGAATCAAAGTGATACGTATGCAATCCTCTGATATTTGTATATCCAAGGGCATGTATCTTGCAGCCATATTTATGTGCTGTCTTCACGAACCAAGGAAATAACTTCTCATATTTATTGATAGGTATTTCTTTGGTTACGATACCACCGATAGCCACATAAGGATAATTCTTGCACATTTCAACAAAATACTCTTTTCCTCGTGACTTATGCCAAACGGGGATAGGCTTACGTCCACTTAATCTTTCGAGCTTTTCACGAAGTCTTTCAACCTCTTTGATACCAACAACAGAATCAATATCAAGCTCAAAGAAGTTCTTTACGTTCCACTTCTTAATGAATGCAGCATATCCTTCCACGTATTTGTCGAAATTAACTACACCTGCTCCCGACATAAATGTGAAAGCACCACTATCTAATAGGAAATTCTGAAAATTGCCTATCAATCGAGGAAACTCTTTATTATTCTGTAGATAATAGTAAGTTTCCAATATATTTAATCCTTCCCAATCGGCATCCTTGCCGTTCTTTACTGGGTGTTCACCTGCTAAAAAAACTTCCATAGCCTTTTTATAAACATAGGGACGACTTAAAGTCCCTGCTATATATAATTCCATACTAACACTTTTCCAAAACTTACTAAGATTTCCAGTAAGCCCCCCCCCGCAAGATAGACTTCCATATCTCTATTATTTTATTTCCACACCTTCGTATTCGGAAACGGCAGACTTAAGAATCTCCTTAATCTCATCTACCTTATCTTCCAACTCTTGCGGGATATGGACGGAGAGCTTAATATCTTTAACTTTGCTCTCGGTATTTTGGGCATCTTCGAATAGCTCATTAATATCGGTATCATCCTCATCGGTATTGAGAAAAGAGCAATCAACGCCCCAATTCTGCAAATCATCGGTTTCCCATTCACCATTGGCAAGCTCATCCCAATCCCAATTACCTGCTTGCACGTTATCCTTGATAGCATACTCTTTGATTTTTTCAATAGATGTATCTGCTTTAAGGATAACACAAGGGATGGTATCGAACTCGGAATGACCATCAAGGCGAAGCTCGTTGGCGACACGAAGGCGCATATTACCGCAGATAGTGACGTAGTTGCCATTATCCATAGCATAAACCATCAATGGCTTATACTCCAGGAACTCGGGGCTATCGGTAAGTGACTTTTTGAGTTTATCGTGCTCGCTTTCTTTAAGGTAGCGAGGGTTCTTACTGATTCCTTCCAACTGTCCGTCATTGTATTCAAGCCTTGTAATATCAATATCGGCGTATTCACCAATCTTCAAAAAAAGCTTTTTATCATCAACGCTCGGACTCTGAGATATTTTCTTTTCTCTTGCCATAACTTTACCATTTAATAATTATTATTTGCAAAGTTACGGAGATTATTCGGGTTTTAATAGAAAATAATAGATTGTGTGTAAACAAATAAAAAAGCTACCCAAAAATGAGTAGCCTTTGAAGTTATCATAAAAATATTATACCTCTTATATATAAGAAAAGCAGCTACCTATCACAGGCGGCTGCTTATAGACTAATAACTAACTATTATTTTCATTTAACCAAATCTTATCTAATACATATTGTTATGACACTTCAAAACCTATATTCCACAATTTACGTTTTGCTGATGCAAAGATACAAAAGAAAGCGAGATACAGCAAATAAATGCCATATCTCGCATAAACAATCTTACTTTTCCTCAATCTGTTTAGAGACGTTATCTGTTCGGAAATCCTCAATCTGCTTGGAGAAAGGGGTGAGCTTATCGAGCTGTGCCTTAACAGAGAACTCTTCGCCGATGAAGGCAACACCTTCGTGAATCTTTTGCAAGGCGGCAAGCTGCTTCTTAGTAGTGACAACGGGGTTGATGTAGATGCAACCTCTATGGGTCTGGGCGAACCGCCGACACTCAGCACCGCCGCCGTAGATAACAAATAGCGGCTCTTTGCCCTCTGACCAATCACTTGCGATGGAATACTCAAAGGCGAGGTTATTCAGTCTATCCGAATATCCACGGGTAGCGAAGGCACGCCATCCACGAGGTACGCCAATCATATTGAGACGATAAAACTTCTGCGCCACGTTGAGGTCAACGAAGATACCGATACCCTTACCTTGCATACAACGGGCAATCCAACGTTTTTTGTAGATAGCCTGCAAGCCAAAAGATACGGGCATCTCGTTATATAGGGAGAAGTTCGGTTCAACGATAACGGCAGGATGATGCTGCAATATCTTCTCAGGGTGCTCGTAGATAGCTGAGAAGCGGTAATCATCGGTATAGAAGTGCAAAGAGCCTTCGCCATTGAGATTGAAGGTTCTCTTCTGTTCGCCGAAGCAAAGGAAGGGTGACTGACACTCCTTTGCTTGCATATCAATATCGAGTGTCGGAATCTCTAGGTCATTGTCCGTTGGGAAGAGCTGGTCGGGCAAGGTAAGCTCATAATCTGTTCTTTTCATTCTTTGTTACTTTTTAAGAGTTTAACGATTTGGTTATATATAGATAAGGTGTACTTATCCTTTGACTGAACGTATTGCATATACTTTCGTGCTTGGTTGATAACATTTGCTCTGGTGCGGCAGAGTAGGCGAGCCGAGCGGTCGGGATGAATGCAATAATCACGGCTTATGAGGCAATATAGTCCTCTAAGAGTGTTGAGTTTGACGGTTTTCACCGCAGAGCAAAGTTCCATGAACGTAACCTTGCCTACCTCACATACCGCTTGCATGATGCGGTCGGAGAGTTCATACTGCTCATATTGATTGTATATCATACGCTATTATTTATTATTTGGTTATTAATAGAAAATATAGTGCAAAGTTATAAAAATCTATTAAAAAGCGAATAGAAACTATTAATTATTTTAAATTTATTAATAGAAAATTTTGTAGTTTCACAGATTTTTATTAATTTTGCGATGTGTTTAAGAAAGAACACTATCACTTAGCGAGTTTATGGGGAACTTTCTAATGTGTAAGATTTTGGATTTACGTGAGCCGCAAGGCTACTAAATACGGAGCAGCAGAGAATCCCCATTTCTTTGCTGCTCTTGACTTTTTAAAGCATCTGTAAAATGGAGATACGCAGAAAGATATTGAACGATATGTATTGCAATCCCTCACTAAGGAAGGCAATTGCATTTTCCCTTTTCATTAAGACAAGGGTCAAGTCTTCTGCCGTGCAAAGATGGAGCATCAATAAGCTTCACGAAATCACGGGAGTAAGTGCCTGTGCTGTCCGTAAGCGTATTGATACCTTGAAGGCTCTGGGCTTGGTTGAGTTCACGGGCAAGAATAATCGTTGTCTCGTCTTCAAGTCTCTAAAAAGTCATACCTCTCACAGGAACGTCCTCGTTCCTAATATCAAGTTTATTTCAAGGAATGATTCTAAAAAGAATGCCTATGCACAGAATGTAAAGTTCATAGAAGATACCTTATCTGCTATGCTTATCATTGATGTACAGAATCGAAAGAATTACGCTGAGCAAATGATTCAGCAGTCTAAGCACCCTAAAGGCTTAAAAGAGTTGAAGGTGGCTAAGAAGGTTTGTAATCGTTTTGGTTACAGCGATAAATTCAGAGAGAATGGTATATCATATAAGTATATAGCTAAGAAATTAAGCGTGAGCGTACAGAAAGCCTTTGATTTAGTAAAGTTTGCGGTCAAAAACGAGATTTTATGCAAATACAGAAACATAGAAAAGCGTTTTTTATCCTCTATTGACTATGTAAAGGATATGATACTCAATAATTATACTTATATCAAGGGAGGGGTTATCTGTAAGGTGTATGCCAATACCTATGAGGTAATGGAAGGCTCGCCTTCGGCTCGCTTCGCTTCTATCGTGGTATATAATTAGATTATAAAAAACTAAGATTTTGTTTAACGTTTAAATAATAGGAGATACAAAAATGTTATTTGAGAAAATTACTCGCAGATGTCTGCTTACTTTGGATGGGGGGGCAAAGATTCAAGCCGTCCTTACTATGCCGAAGCCGACAAAGCCCATTTTTCCCGAGGAAATGGAGCGTCAGTTCATTAATAGTTTTAATGAATCGCAGCCGAATGCGGTTCATAAGGTTATTAAGTGTCACATAATGAGAAATTAGTTATGGAAACAAAAGTAAAAGTAAAAACTATTCCTTTGCATGGATTGTTCGTCCATCGTAAACAAGTTTGGCGTTCACTCGGTAAGCTGAGAGCAGAAAGTCATTCTACGACAGCGCAAAAGGTGTTTATGAATGAACATGATACCGAGGTATCAACTGAGAATGCTGATTTCATTGATGGCTTGAAAGTCACTCCTTATGATGGTGAGCTGCCCAAAATATCAAAATACGTTGGTAGTATGAGTTACTATCAGTATTGTTTAACGCAAAAATTGGTTTAGTTATGAAAGAAAAGATAAACATAGCGGAAATCCTAAAGGATAAGCCGCAAAGAACGATACTGTACGATTATCTACATAATATAGATGTAGAGTTTGATAACGTAGAAATAACAGAAATTGAAACTTCAATTTGGTGTACAAGGGACAAAGGAGGTTATAATGAGCTTTTTGGTTATTCTAAACTTGGAACACTAAGGGGATGGCTTGACGGCTTACAGATTCTCCTTCCTTCAAAAGAAATGCGTGATTGGTCTAAGTTCGCTTGGAAGAAAGGCGATGTGCTGATGGCTGATTTAGATAACATCTGCATCTTCGATAAGTGGAATAATGACGAATACACAGAGTTTGATGCAGCGTTTGTAACTCCTGATTATAGGAGTGATGTCCTCAAAACAAAGTACTGGCACAAGGTGATAGGCGTAAATGTCATCAGGCGATATATCTCCAAAATCGAGAGAAATAATGGAGGTAAGTTAAACCTCACCACATTGGAGATTGAAAAAGCTCAGCCTGAGTTCAAGGATGGAGATATACTATGTGTAATTGAAAGTTCTAACAATTATCACTATATACTTATATACGAAGGTCAAGATGATGAACATATTTATCGCTATGTAACAATGCTTGAGAATAATTCTTTAATTATAGAAAAGGGTTCTTATTTTACAAAACCAAAAGACTATTCTATGCGCTATGCCACAGAAGAAGAGAAGCAGCAGCTCTTTGATGCCCTAGACAAGGAAAATAAAGCTTGGGATGCAGAAAAGAAACAGCTTGTGGACTTGCCAAAGTGTGAGTTTGAACCATTTGATAAGGTGCTGGTAAGAGATATTAAAGATGAATATTGGAGACCTGCTTTTTTCGCCTCTTTTGATGAGCACAGCATAAATGGATATGCCTATGGGCTTGTAGGAGACCCAGATGGTTTATATTGCAAGTATTGCATCCCTTACAACGAACAGACCAAGCATCTTTTGGGCACAAAAGATGAGTGGAAAGGAGGTGAGGGATGAAAAAAGGTGATATAGTGTATCTTTTGGCATCAGATGAAGGTGGAGTAAAAGGAAGCCTTATAGCATTAACATGGAGTGTAAGTAAGTATACAACACCATCTTTTATTGCGGCTCTTAGATTAAATGATAATCGTTTGATTTTAGACCCTCTTATAATGGGATGGAGAGATTGTAGAATAGCTACAAAGTCAGAATGTTACAAACTGTTTGATTCGTTAATTGAACATCATGTTATACATGAACAAAGGTTTGAATGGATAAGCTCCGATAGTCTTATTAAAGAGATATTTGATAATATAGTAATTTTCAATAATAAGAATAAAGAAGTTTTTACTGGTGTAAATCACATTAGTGATAATGGGACTATATTCTTTGGAAATGGTATTTAAAAAGAAGTAAGTTATGATAGACGATAAGAAAATAGAAGCTGCCAAGGAAGAAATCTATGAAGATAGATTTCTGCTAAATGGCGAAGAGATAGTCTTTAACAATGATGAAAAGGAAGAAATGTTCTATGAGGGGGACATCAAAGAAGCTATTGGACTAGGTGCTAAGTGGGCTATCAATGAGTTCCTTAAGGACTTATGGCATCCTGCTAGCGAAAAGCCAAACATTAAGCAAGGAGAATGTTATGTTACGTGTTTGATTAAATTCAAAAATGGAAGTACGGAATTATGTGTATATTTCCGTAATCCAGAAGGATGGGTATGTGATGATATGAGTCCTAAAGATTTTAAAAGAAATTTTAATGGATGGCTCTATATTGATGAATTATTACCAAGGAGGGAGGTGAACAATGATTAAGCCAGTTACTATGTATTCTGTAATATGTGATAGATGCGGAAAAGCCTTCATTGATGAGTTTAATGGCATTGCAGCTTGGTTGGACGAAGGTACTGCAAAAGAGCAAGCAATGGAAAGCGAATGGGCAGAGATAGGCGATAAGCACTACTGCCCAGACTGCTATGAGTTTGATGAAAAGTTGGATGAGTATGTTCCTAAAAAGAAAGGAGATTTGAAATGAAAAAGAATAAACACTCATTAAAGATAAGTCGTAGCTGCTTTGGCGATACTACCCTTGATGGTTATCCAATAGCAACATATTCTAATGATGAATTGAAGATTCTAAAGAACCTGCTAACACAGGTTTTGGGTGAAATAAATGAATATATAAAAGATTAGGCGTATGAAAGAACTTAAAGTTGGAGAAAGAGTAACTCTTGAAGTTACCGAGACTGATAAAGAATCTTGCAAAGGGTGCTTCTTTGATAGTAAGATGTTTTATTGCGAAGCATGGCACAAATACCCTTGTAGCATCAAAATACGTTCAGACCATAAAAGTGTAATCTTTAAAGAAGTAAAGGAAAGCGTATGAATGAGATAGAAAAAATATGTAAGGAAATCCAATGCCCAAACTTTGTTGTGTGGAATTTCGGATATGGTGATTGTATATCTTGTAAGTTGCAAGTGGAAAGCTACAATATAGAGTCTGTAGCCGATGATTGTCCTTATAAGGATAAGTTCAATAAACTTAAAAAGTAAAGCGTATGGGACAGAATGAGTTCAGAAAACCACCTCGTTATATGGTAGGCGATATAGTTTATAGTCACGGATTTATCTGTATTATCTGTAGCATCTATCCGTTCAATATAGATTATTCTTACGACTTGAAACTTATTAATGGGCAAAGCTTGGGCAAAATTTGTCAAAATGATATTATGCACGTTCATATTTGGGAAGAGTTTCTTAAAAAGAATGGATGGACATGTTATCGCTCTGAAGGAGAATGTTTTGGGCATAGGTGGTATAAACACCAAGAATACCCTTTCATTTTGCGATATAATAATTTCTTGGGAATTTGCGGAGTATCTTTCAATGACGGAAAAGACGATACTGTTATGATAAAATGTGTAGATGAACTCCAACATATTCTTTTTGGCTTGCAATTAGATAGCAATTTAAAAATATAAGCGTATGAATAAGTATATACCAGGTGATTTGGTCTCTGTATATGTAGGTGTAAAGAAATATATCGTTGAGGTAATTGGTACGGAAAACGAAAATGAAGTACTCTTATATCAAATAAAGTTCCCAAACGGAGAAATTCAATATGCTGATAAGGATAATATTGTTCCGATTCCTCTCACTCCTGAGATTCTACAGAAGAATGGGTGGAGAACACAAAACAGATGGTACTATTACTTAGATGTAGCAGAAGGGTTTATTTCTTATATTGGGATAGACTTTAAGCATAAATCTAATAAAGGTCATCTATATGTAGAGGTTGATGGAAATAATATGGTAGAAATACAATACTGCCACGAACTCCAGCATTTTCTCTTCGGTCTTGGTATTAATCACGAAATGGAGGTGTAGGTAATGGCATTAGAAGTTGTAGTTTTAGATAAGGATGAATATAAGGCACTTATTGACAACCAAGCTGATAAAGATGAATTAGAGTACTTGAAAGCTTGTCAATATGCTTTAGAATCCTTTAATAAAGTCAGAGGTTTATGCCCTAAATGCAAAAAGTCTGTTGTAATTGACGGGTGGGTATGTCCTTGTTGTGGGTATGATTCAAGTGGTGAAGAATTATATAAATATGGTGATTAACTGCCTTCGGGCAATAAAATATAATAGTATGCTTATAAGTGAATTTATTCAACAGCTTCAAGCTGTTTATGATGAAGAGGGAGATATGGAAATTGCCATAAAGATAGATGATAACGACTTAGGTTCTGAACCTATTGTAGTGAAATCTACTGTTTATGAACAATTTTATATAACCAACTCATAACCGCCTTCGGGCATAAATTTTAAAGATATGACAAAAGAAGAATTAGAAGCAAAGGTGTCAATACAGAAAGACATCATCAGTAAGGCAAAGTATCAGATTTGTAAAGACGTGGAAGAGTATATTGAAAGTCTTCCATACAAAGTTGATGATAAGATAAGTTGTATTAGATGTGATGTTTGTTGGATTTCGAGCATCAGACCTAACGGATGTACTGGGTTTATTGAAATAAGAGTAAACCCTGCTAAGAAGGATGGTACTCGTTCTAATAGAGAATTTGTATTAAACGGACGCAATAGAGATAGTATCAAGAAGATTGATTAATCGCTTTTAGGCATAAAAAGTAGTAATATGGAACAAATTTCATTAGAAAACAAAGTTAGTAATACTTTGAAATGGCTTGCAAATCAAATTGCGTGTATCCAAGTATATAAAAAGTGGGACGAAGAATTTAAAAAGAAAAGTCTCAATGATGCTTGGCAAAAAGTTCAAGAACAGTTTAAGAAAGACATTGATTGGAATGCTCTTACGGAAAGTCAGTGTAAGGCTTTACATTTTGGAAGTTGGCAATCCGAAGAAGATGTTGAGGAAGAAATTTCTTGTTTACAATCTGCATTAGACAAGGGACATCTTACAAAGGAGGAATTTGATAAGAGGGTTGCCAACGAGAAAAATACCCTTGGACTTCGTTTGATTCCGCTATATCTCTACCCTTCATTGCCTATAGGTATCACCCTAACGTCTATTGGAGGAGAAGAGAGAGTTTTTGATGGCTCAAACATTAGTACTGATATTAGATTTGGATGCCTTGCATGGGGTATTAAGCCGAAAAAAGATTAACTAACCACCCTCTCCCTTTTAGAGGAGAGGGTAAAAAGAAGAGAAGAATATGTTAAAAAGGAGCGAATTTAAAAGAGGAGAATTTCTTGTAACAAGTAATGGAAGTATATTTATCCATGATGGTTATATAAATGGTGATGGATATGGATGTTTGATTGGTATGGATTCCAACGGCGATATTCAAAAGCAAAGTGATTGGGGAAACTTTATGCGCTATCCAATAGACCATATAGCATCAGATAAAGAAATAGACATCCTTATGCGAAAAATAATGGATGCAAAGCATATTACAAATTACTAATTATCATCCTCTCCTTGGTAACAGGGAGAGGGTAAAAAGAAAGAAGAATATGATTAGATTAATACTACAAGATAGATACAAAGGTTCTGGGTATATACTATTGAACCCAAATAGTATCGCTTCAATACAAGAGAATCCAAATGATACATCTACAATAAAGATGAATGACGGAGAAACTTTTGTTGTTTACAATTCAATAAAGGCAATAGAAAAAATTCTTGAAGAAGATAAAAAATAAGCAACTATGGATAAGAAAGAAAAATCAATCAAACGTCATATAGATAAGGCTATTGGCTATTCAGACAAGGCTCATGACGAGTTGCAAATTGCTCTGAATATAGCTTTGGATGGAAAAGGACTTAGTGATGAAGAAAAGCAGCTTTTAAGCGTTGGATTTGCAACAGGAGTAGAAGAAGCCGTAGAGCGTGTTGCTGATGGTAGTTGTAATGATGAATATATCAGTGCATGGGATAGCGCAATTAGAGACTGCCGAATATCTGATGTATATCGCATGACAGGTGAGCAGATACGTGAATATTTTAATTTGTGACAACTATGGATAAGAAGAAAGTTAAAGAGCTGATACAAGAAGTTATCCGCAATAATGTTGATAGCTTGGAGTTTGGAAACGATAAGCATAATGCGCCTTTGAGAAAAGCGAATAGCTTATTGCGTGATGCTTTGATAGAGTTAGGAAAGTCAGACTGGGTATCTGTTGAGGATGAGTTGCCTCCTTATAACGAGAATGTGGAAGTTTGTAGCAAAGTAAAACCTACGGAAGTATGGATTGATTCAAGAGACAAATACATTAATGTAGGCAATAGCTTTAGATACAACAAGCTCTATGGTAATATTATCACTCATTGGAAACCTATTGATAAGTTGGAGGATTGATATGACAAAATTTAAGGTAGTTAGATATTGGGATACATATCCCGATGGAGTTATTGCAACTTGTGATACAGAGGAAGAGGCAGAAAAGATATGTAATAAATATCGTAGAAACCGCAAACCTATGTATGACTATTTAGTCAGAAAGGATGGCGAATAATGACTAGAGAAGAATTAAGATACAATTACGAAAAAGAAATCTGTGAGTTATGCTGCCGAGAGTATTATACTAGCAGAACACTCCCAGAATCACTTTGCGAAGGTCAGTTTTGTGAAGAGGCAGAAGATAGTTTCGCAGATAAACATAATATAAAATTGGAGGATTGATATGACAAAAGAAAAACTTTTAGAAAAGGCTAGAGAGTTCGAGAAAAAGAACAAAAGTTTCACTTGGAAGCCAATAGATTTCCCAGAGGATATGACTGAGGAAAACACTCTTAATGAACTTATATCAGAAGGAGATAATATGTATGATGCTTTGAAAGAAGCGGTCAAGTTAATAAGTGATTTAGCTGATGAGTTAGAATATAAAATAGAAGTGGAGGGTTAATTATGGACAGAAATCAAGCTAAAGAGTTACTGCCTATTATTAAGGCATTTAGTGAAGAAAAGACTATACAAAGCAGATGTATTAAAGGCGATACGTCATTATGGTACGATGATGAAGACCCAAGCTTTGATAATGACTTTGAGTATCGCATCAAGCCAGAATCAAAGTACAGACCATTCAAGGATGCAGAAGAGTGCTGGCAAGAGGTGTTGAAACATCAGCCGTTCGGGTGGGTGAAGTTGAAAGATACAGAAAGTGGGTATTACCTGCTTAAAGGTATTGCAAGTCAAGTAGTAATTGGATTTAATGAAAATCCTTTTAGCTATAAGAAAGTATTTGAAGATTACACCTTTGCCAACGGCACTCCGTTTGGAGCAAAAATTGAGGAGGAATAGTTATGGCATGGGTAGCAAAAGATTATATCGGAGAATGGATATTCAACTACAAACCAGATATGTGGGCTGGTGATTGTATCGAACATAATTATTGGTTGCCACAAGATAGACATGGAGCTTATGGTTTTCAACTTCCACAAGGTAGCATTAAAAAGCTCATCGGAAAAGAATTGTCTTGGAAAGATGAGCCAGTCGAACTTAAATAAGAATAGTTGTGGCAACATATAGAATAGTAGATATGTATCGTAAAAGCAAAAGAAGCTATATTGAAGGTAGATAAAAGTAGAATAATAACAATTTTATATGAATAGCTTATGAAAGTAGAAAATATCAAGTTCAAGGCTAAACGTCTTGACAATAACACTTGGGTAGAAGGTTACTTTTATGCCGAATGTGGTAATGCCTACATCATCGAGGATAGGCAGAGTGAATCAATGCTTAATAGAAACGAGGCACATCAGGTAGACCCTTTAACGGTCTGCCAGTTTACAGGGCTGAAAGATTGTAAAGGCAATGAAATTTGGGAAGGGGATATTATTAAAGAACCATATCTTGGTAAAGAACGCACAATAGAATGGAATAATTATTTATGCAGCTTCACAGCCCTAAATGAGATTAACAGTTCTGATAAACCTCTAGGAGCACTTGTTAGAAGTTTAGGGTGGTATGTTGTTGGCAATAAATTCGATAAAAAGAAATAGCGTATGAAGAATAAGATTTTAAACTTAATCAAGTCAACCGTTTGGTTCGTCTTGTGTTTGCTTGTAGGAGCATTGATATTTGAGGGCATTCGCTCATTGGCTAATAGCAATAAACCTGCAAAGAGAGTTGGTATATCTGTAATCACAGAAGAAGAGCATGATTATCTGGTAGTGGACACGAAACACGGAGTTTGTGTTATTCATGCCGAGAGCTGCCCTTGTCATTTAGACACATTGGGTATCTATGTGGTTGATAACAAAGATACAACTTATGTGATTAAAAAGAAGTAGCGTATGAAGATTAGATTAGCAAAGAAGATAATGAAGCAAGCTCGTCATCTAAGTACGGCAAGTGATTATTGGTACAGAAGATTAAGAGATTTTGAGTACAAAATATGCTATGGTTTTGTTGGTAAAAAAGACCATAGAATCACCAAGGCGATAAGTTTAACAAGTAAAAAGAAATGAGATATGAATGAGTTTACAAAGATTTTCGCAAAGACAATAGAAGATGAAGCTATCAAACAGATAGAAACCCTATCTAATAGCGAGGCTTACAATAGTTGTCAAATAAGAATAATGCCAGATTGCCATGCAGGTAAAGGATGCACTATTGGCACGGTAATAGAGCTTGATAACAGAGTAGTTCCTAACACTGTTGGAGTAGATATAGGCTGCGGCATGAAAGTCGTAAGACTTGGTAAAGTTGATATTGACTTACAGAAATTTGATGAAGCAGTCAATAAGTTGATTCCGTCTGGTTTTAATGTCAACGAGGGAGAAGTATCAGCCAACATAAACGGATTGGTTGATGGTTGTATGTTTGGCAAATTCCGTGCTTGGGATTGTCTTGCCAGCATGGAAATAGTATATCGTTCTGTTGGAAGTCTTGGCGGTGGCAATCACTTTATTGAGTTAGATGCAAATGAAGAAGGAGAGAAGTTTCTTGTGATACATACAGGAAGTAGGAACCTTGGTGTTAGGGTATGCAACTATTACCAAAAACTTGCCTATGAGTATTGTCGTAAGAAAATAACTGATAAGTCTGAGGTTATTGCCAAGTTAAAAAGCGAAGGAAGAGAAAAGGAAATACAGAGTGCTATCAAGTTGTTAGGTACTAGAAATATTAGCAAGGAACTTTCTTACTTGGAGGGCGATTTGCTTGATGATTACTTAAATGATATGCGTATAGTTCAGAAGTATGCCGAGCATAATAGAAGAATTATAGCTAACAGACTCGTCAATGCGCTAGGTGTGGATATTGACCCAAATTCAGACAAGCATTCTTTTACAACCATTCACAACTATATAGATACAGACAAGGGCATATTGCGAAAAGGAGCTATCAGTGCAAAGAAAGACGAGATTGTCATTATTCCTATGAATATGCGTGACGGTTCTCTTATCTGTAAAGGTAAAGGAAACAAGGAATGGTTATGCTCAGCCCCACATGGAGCAGGTAGATTGATGTCTCGTACGCAAGCGAAGAAAGAGTTATCTATGGATTCTTACAAGAATGAAATGAATGGTATCTATTCTAGTTCTGTATGCGAAGAGACGATTGACGAAGCACCTATGGCATATAAATCAACAGAAGAGATAGTTGAGCTAATAAAACCTACGGTTAATGTGATAGATGTCATTAAACCAATTTACAACTTTAAAGCAAAATTATAATGAGCAAGGAAACATTTGACTTCTCGGAGGCTCTGAGAAGAATGAAGGAAGGAAAGAAAGTGAGAAGGGTAATTTGGGAAGAATGTGGAGCTTATATCTATATTGTCTCTAAGACTATCATAGCTGTATGCGATGAAAAATTCTTTCCTTGTGTTTTCAAAGATTCTGAGGATATTCTCGCAACAGACTGGGAGGAGGTGTAAGGATGGAAAAGAAAGTATTGACCCTCACCGTCAGCAAGCAATGGTTCGACATGATTGCGGACGGAAGAAAGAATGAAGAGTATCGGACAATAAAAGGATATTGGGTAAAACGCCTTTTCTTATTATGGAATGAAGATACTTGTACCAACGAGAAGATACCCACTCATTGCGTTAAAAACTGGGATAGTATTAGCTCGGAAATGGCATACTATTGCATCAATAGTCCATATTACAAGGCTATTCCTTACACCCACGTTCTCTTCATCAACGGCTACCGCAAGGATAGTCCACGAATTGAGAAGGAGATTGAGAGTATCACCATCGGGAAGCCTAAAAAAGGTCTATGCCCCGACAAATGGTTGGATACCGAGTTTTTCATCATTAAGTTTAAGTGATATGAAAGTAAAGAATTTACCAAAGAAGATTTACCTCAACATCTGTAGCAACGAAGATGAGGTAGATTACAATGAGCTGAACGGAGTAACGTTCAGCACAGAAAAGGTTGGTGTTACCGGTTGTGACACAGAAAACGCTCCTTATGTGAATGCGGCATCGTTATGGCACGACCTAAAAGAAGATAAGCCACCATTAAGAAAGTGGGTGATGTTCCGATATAGTGGAGGTGGCGTAAATCCTACGGCTCTTCACTACGGCGCAATGAGTGATGATATATGGATTGTTACAAGAGGAGACGGAACACAGCGTATTGAAGTTCTGTATGAATGCTATGATAAGATAGAGTGGCTTGATTTTGATGAACTAAAATAGTATGGCGTATGACTAGTATTAGAAAATACAAGAAGTGGTGGAAGTCCTTCATGAAAAGAGGATGGCATGATGTTCGATTCCCCAAAAGGCTCGAAACTATACGTCAGTCCAATAGGTTTCATATTTACATTTGGCATAGCCGTGATACAAGTATGTATCTCACTCTAACGATATTCACAAAGTCAAGAAGAAAGCGAGGTGGGCATGAAGGTTAGGTTAGCTAAAAAGCAAATGAAGAAGGCTCGTCCGTATTGGGAAAATCAAGGTTACAGGTTTAGGCGCAAGGCTAAGATAATCCGATATTCCGTAAAGTCTTTGCTTGGAGATTATAGCACCAAATGGATATACTACTGTTTTGTAAATATAGATGGTAGGATTCAGAATTATTTTCCTATCCGAATAGAAGCAAGAAGAAAAAGAGGTAAGAAATAGTCATTATATATTACAAGAAAGGGTAGGGCAAAAGCTCTACCCTTGCTTATTATATAGAACGTAATCAATGACCTTTCGGTTGGCTTCATCAATCAGTTGTTGGTCTTTGCGCACATATATAGAAGTTATTCTGTGGCTACTCTTATGCCCAAGACAGTCAGCGATAACGTCCATACTGATACCAATCTCATAAGCAATGGTGGCAAAAGTATGCCTTGCCCAATACGTACTGACTTCGGGAATACCGATGCTGCTGCAAATCTTAGATAGCATTTTGTTGATTGATACATCGTAATAGCGATAAGAGCTCTTTCTATCGAATACGCTTAGAAGGTGTTCTTTACCCCTATATTTTTCGATAATTTCGAGAGCTTCTGGTTCTACCTTTACATTATATAATGTACCCGTCTTTGCTCGTCTATAGGTTATTCTTCCGTTTTCAATCTTCACTATCCTAGAGAGGTCAATTAGATTAATGCCCATGAGATAGAAGATAAGGAAGAAAATATCCCTATGCCTAGCACGAAGCGGAGTAAGCTTCGCATCATGCAGCTTTCTTAGTTCCTCAACCGTCAATGAGCGTTTCTTAGTCTCTTCCATTTTTATTGAATACATATTGAATACGTATTCCTTCAATAGCCCTTTCTTTCTTGCGAAGTTTAGAACCGCCCGAATACCCCTTAACCTTACAGCAATGGTATTCTTTGTATTCTTATCCTTTTTCAAAGATTCAACAAATCCATCAAGCCATTCAATATCTATATCCTCCAACCTTAAAGATTCATAGTCGCAATAGTTGCTAATTTTGCTTGCAGTTGTTGTATAGACCAACTTTGTGCCTTCATTATCCTTGGTCGCAAGGAAAGCATCCATCTGAGTTTTGAAAAGATGATTCTTATATTCTTGCTCATCCTCATCATTGGATAAATAAAGCGAAAGCTTCTTGTTTGAGAAGTAGCGCAGTTTGCCTTCTTCTTGCAACTGCACTATCTTATCATTGAGAAGGGAAAGCCTTTTCATCAGCTTCATATTGATTACTCGCTGCTCGGGCAATCCCTTCACCTTTTCATTCTTGGCATCCCATTCATCTTCTTTCAGCTCGTAGCCAGTCGGAATATAAATGGCACTATCTTTTCTTGCGACCTTGAATTTGAGCGGAAACTTACCGCTATTCAATCGCCGTCTTTTATCTAGCTTGATTGATACCTTAATCATAAGTTCGTATCTCCTTTTTTATTTGCACGGAATTTGCACGTTTTGGTGTAAAATCCGATACTTATTGTTACTTTCTGAGAATCCTTTATATTCTCTTTTAGTGCAAAATTACTTATTTTTTGCCGTTTTATGTACTATTTTTCGAGTTTTTTAATCAATTAACATGAATTATGCACATATTCTAACAATATGCAGTATGTTCTTTCTTTTGCACTGATATTCAAATACTTATGCTTTTCGTTTTGGTCGGTTTGCACGGAATTTGCACGTTTTACGTTTTTTAACGTTACTTTATGGTGATACAACAGCGCACTCTGTACCATCCTCTAATATCAGAAACATCAACAGTGAAGTCTGCAAAATTAGGGTTTACGGAGCGGCATATAACCTTCGTATCATCACCCTTTGATTGGAATACATTCTTAATGATAGCTCCATTAACAGTGTCAAGAACATAGGTGTTGCCCCATTCAATGAAAGCCTTCTCGTTAATCTTCTGCACAAGCACCTTGCTTCCGCTTGGGTACTCAGGCGACATACTATCACCCGTAACTGTGATTGCCATTGAAATATTCTCAATAGGAGAAATCATCATTTCGCAATCGTGCTGCTGTATCTGATACTCGAAATTGTTTGGTGTACCGCCTTGCGCTGCAACGGGAAGAAGCGGTACTTTATAGAATTTGCCTTCCTCCTGTAGTTTATCGGTGTTAGTCATAAAACCCTCACCCGTTTCTAACCAATCAGCATTAATATCAGGGAAGACTTCTGAAACAGCTCTCTTTGTCTTTAATGATAATTTATCTGTATTATAGAAATGACTGATGCTTACACCAATCTTTTCTTGAAACTGAGCCATTGACATTCCCTTGTGCTCAGCTACCTTTTTTGCTCTTTCCAATAGTGTACTCATATATTTATATTAATTATTATTAAAATACTAATAGAAAATAATAGTTTTTCGATTTTTTTTATTAATTTTGCGGTGTGATTACAAAGCACCGATATATTTTGGTTGCAAAGATAGTGATTTTATATTAATTTCTATATAAATTTTTAGTTAAATATGGTTATTAAATCTCAAAAAGAGAAAGAAAGCTTAGTAGTTCAATCTGTAGAGAACTACATGAAGCAGGGTTTCAAGAAGTCTGAGGCTGTGCGGCGTACAATGAGTGACTTCAAATATGCGTGTGAGGCTAGCATCTATGGGATTCTCAAACGCAATAAAGAGAAAGGAGGCAACGATGATAAACGAACCGCCTGATGTGAAGCCAAAAGGCAGATATTCTATAAAGGAGACTGCTGAAAAGCTTGGTGTTAGTGTGACAACTATCTACCGATATATTAAAGGTGGATTCCTTAGCCGAACAATAAGACCAAATGGGCAAGTAGCCATCGCAGGGTCAGAGATTACTCGATTTTGGGGTGGCGAGTATATATAATATATAATAAGGTGTAAATATGAAAAAGGAGATACAAGAAGCAATCACATTATTAGAATCCCAAGGTTATGAGATTACTCCACCGCAATCTATCTCTGTCATAAATGAAGAGTTTGAAAAATGGTGGAAGATGTATGATAAGTGTGTCGGCAAGCAGAAATGCTTAAAAAAGTGGATGCACATGACTAAGAAGGATAGAGCCGCTTGCATGGCTGCTACGCCACGATATGTTGCATCAATCACTAAGAAAGTATATCAAAAACACCCTCTTACCTATCTTAATTCCCGTGCTTGGGAGGATGAAATATATTCTGAGTATGACGAAGTACAGCAACAACAGCAGCGAACAGAGCTTAATTTCGCAAGAACAGCAGCAGCGGTCTTTAACGCCGATTAATATTGAGGATTGGACAAAAGCCCATTATCCTTTGATAAGTGAACGTAAAAAGCCTATTCTTTCTTTAGCTTCCGCAATCGAAGATACAAATTCTTTGATTGATATAGATAAGATATATGAAGAAGGTCTTGCGTTACAATGGGTGAAAGCCCAATTATTAGACACTTTTAGACTTCTTGGTGCTGGTAACTCAGTGAATAGTCTTCAAGTTGTCTTTATGGCAAGACGCATTAGAAATATCTATTATTATCTATCACCAAGCGAACTTACCTATTTTTTTGAATCATTAATAGGTGGGGGCTACGGAAAGATATATGTGGGTAATACTATCAATCCTCAGAACCTTATGGAGGCATTACAGAAGTTCGATTCCGAAAGAGCACAGATGTTATCACAGATGGAATCCGATGCTAATAAGGAGCGAAAAAAGAACGTAAAGGCTGATATTGATACCGTTAATGCTATCTGTAATAAGATACGCAAGGAATTGACTATTAAGCTTATGGGTTCTAGGGCTGGAAATGAATACAAATCGTTTAACGTTAATAAAAACAACAATGAAAATTGAAATCAAATCAATGACTTTACAGAACTTCAAGAAGATTCGGAGTCAAGAAATTAATTTTAGCCACAATATGGTTATTAGTGGCGCAAATAAGGTAGGTAAGACAACTATCTATGATGCCTATCTTTGGGCAATCTTCGGCGTTATCAACAAGAAGAATGCTACCGCACAACCTCTTGATATTAATAATGATGTTATTCATCATCTTGAAACCTCTGTCACTGTAGTACTTAACTATAATGATGAGCGAGAGGTTAAGGTACAGCGTATCCTTACTGAGAATTGGGATAATAAGGGTACAGCAGATGAAAAGTTGCAAAGTACTACACAAGAGCGACTTATTAATGATGTTCCTCTTTCACAGAAAGATTTTAACGCCAAGCTCGAAGAACTTTGTTCGCTCAAAAGATGGCTCGTTCTGTCTAACATCAATATCTTTATGTCTTATAAGGTTGATGACAGAAGAAAAATGCTTATGTCGTTGGCTGGCAAAATCAATGAAGAAGAATTGATGAAGCCTTATCCTATGGTGTATAAGGGCGTAATTGAAGAGAAGAAAGAACTCTCCGATATGCTTACACAGCAGAAGGCAACAAAGAAGAAAGCGGAAGAGGAGTTGGATTTAATACCAGCAAAGGTTCAGGCACAAGAGGCTCTTAGAGTTGATGTCGATTTTACTGCTCTCAAAGCACAGAAGGCAAAAATTGATGCTGATATTGCTGCTATAGATGCGGCATTGGAGGGAACGACTGAGAAAGACCCTGCTATGGAAGAGTACCTCAATAAGTTGCAAGCGCATAACGTAAAGGTTGCAAATGCACAGAAGGTATGGCAAGATGCTAAGATTAAGGCGATTGATGAGCTTACGAAGAAGATTTCTACGGCTTCAACGAAAATCAATGACGCTAAATCTGCATATAATACAAATATGGAGACTAATACAAAATACAAGGTTTCCTTGGCAGAGGTCACCATTAATTTCAATAACAAGATTAAAGAGTGGAATGATGCTAACGAAAAGAAATTTAACCATAAGCAAACAGATGTTTGTCCAGTTTGTGGTCATCCTTATACGGACGAAATGAAGGAAAAGGAGTATGATAACGCCGTTGCCGAGTTCAATAAGAATAAGTCTGATGAACTCACGAAAATACAGAATGAGGCTGCTCAGATTAAGCAACAGATGAATGTCCTCAAAGGTAATATTAATACCTATGAGCAGATTACCAAGGCACAAGATGAGGATAAGGTAAAGAATGCCCAATCTGAGTATCAGAAGTTGATTAACGAGCGTACAGAGAAGCAGAACCAAACTTGGGAAGCTGCTGCGGAAAAGGTGGTCTTTGATAAAGACCTCGCCGATATTGAAGCAATTAAGCCTGTTGTGAAGGTTGATGCTACAATCGAAGAGAATAAGGAGAAAAAGAAGACCCTTGTTTCTCAACGTGACGAGTTAGTTAACAAAATCGCATGTGAGGAGACCAACAAGCGTATTGATACAGAGAAAGAAAAGCTCAATAATCGCTCTGTTGCGTTATCTCAGATTATTGCTGATTGTGGTGAAGTTATTAGCCAAATCAAAGCTTACAAGAAGGCAAAGATTAATCTTGTTGAGCAAAAGGTAAATTCATACTTTTCACTCATTCGTTGGAAGTTCTATCAGCAGAATAAGACCAATGACGATGAGAAGGAAATCTGTACCGCTATTGATAAGGATGGTATTGACTACGATAATACGAATGATGGAACTGTTATTGATATGGGCGTTGATATTATCAGCGGTATATCTAAGGCTTCAAATATCTTCGTACCTTTGTTCGTTGACCGCAAGGAATCAGCAGAACACATCGTGCCCGTTGAACAGCAGATTATCTACTTGCAATGTATCTACGGTCAACCTTTGGAGATTAAATCACTTTAATAACTTTATAAAATATGACTCCACTTTAAAAAGTGAGTTAAATTTGAATTAAACATATGCCTTGGAGAGTTTTTGCACAATCCTTGGCGTTAACTAACTCTGGCGACCAGTTGGCAAACGAGTTGTTTGTACAGCGTCAAAATGCCTCCTGTAGCCTAAATATAGCCCCAAAGTGGGGCGATTCGGTCTTTAAACTATTTTGTTGCCATCTGGAGACCCATTTCGAGGTCAAACAAGAAAAGTCGGCGCATGTTGATCCAGGCACACCTTGCGATGGCTTGCAAAGTATGCTTTATCTTTGTGCGGTATCTGGTCTTGTTGTTTCTCGTATGGAAGCAATATTGGAACACGGTTGCCTCGACATTGTTGCGTTTCTTCCTTTCCTCGAAAGGGATGGATTCAACTTTTTTGCGAACCTCAGCCTTGTCCACTTGCTCTTTGGAGAAGTACCTCCAAGTCTTCTTTCCATTTGGACTCTCAACAGGTATCTTCCATCGTCCCTCTTTGACAGGTATTGCCGTTTGGACTTCTGCCGTTGTCTTGTCGGTGACTTGCAAGGTATGCTCGTCCGTCATGTCTAAGTCAAATCGAGAAGGCTTGCCTTGTATGCCATTGGCGATGAACTCAATGCCATTGTCCTCTGCGAACTTGCGATTCTCTTTGCTTTGATATGCTCCATCGGTATAGACCGTTTGCACATCATTGCCAGTAACGTCCTTCGTGGAGTCTATGGCATCTTGGACAAAGCCATTGTCTGCGGCGGAAGCTCCCTTGACCTTAACGTCAGTGATAAGGCTCGGCTTGCCTGGCTCATCCGTGGTTTCTGTGATATTGGTGCTGTAACCCTTCACCTTCTTCCCATTCTTTCCACGATACTCGGCATCTGGGTCATGTGGGTTCTGAAGGCTCTTGGCGCAGACTTTCTTCTTGTCTCGAACAGAGACGATGCCTTCCTCGGACTTGTCGTATTGCTCAGAGAACACACGACCCAGAAGAGTGTCATCACCTATTATGTTATGAGTCAGAAGATAGTCTATCACGATACCCAATGAAAGAAGTCGCTTGCCCATGGTCTCGCTGTCAGTACGGTAAACGGTCTTAGCGGCATCCTCTTGGAAGAAATCCAATGCCTGCTGACGAACGAGTTGGTCATCAATGCGACTCAACGACTCCTCAGACACGCATTTGACAAAAGTCGTATGGATAATCTCATAACGAGAGTACCAAGCGATATTGCTGGAAATGAGCTTGCTGTCCATACGGATAGCCTTGCCAGAGATGCGATACTCGACGGCTTGAGCCTTGGTGATTTGCTTGAAGCATTTGTCAAAAAGGTTCACGCCGTTTTTCTCCTCATACTCGCAGATCTTACGGCGGAATCCATAATAAGAATCTATGGCTGGACATTGTTCGTCAAGAGTTACCATGCCAAGGGCACGGCGATAAAGCAGATTGAATCGGCACTGCTCATACAACTGCTCGTCACTACAACCACATCCTTCTTTGAGTATCATCATTGAGACAAGAATGCGGATGGAAGCATTTGGACGACCGACACGATTATCCTCTCGCTCTGTTGTATAGAGCGGTTTGAAAATGTCTTCGTCAACCTTGGAGGTTACTTCCTTGTAGAACTTGTTGTGCCAAGCTGACTCATCGTCGTACATACGACTTTCTCGCTCGCACATCAGTCCTGAAGGAGAACTGAACAAGTTGAATTGCTTTGTCTTTGGACTCTTTTTAAACATATTCTTATATTGTTATTTGAGACTTCAAAGTTACGAAAAAATCTCCAGACTACAAAATGTCAAAGAACGAATGTATGTTAAACTTTTAAACGAAACCACTTTTTAAAGTGGACTCAAATATAAATTATGGCAGAAAATGGTATCGTGGTTTCACAGCCACAAGTTAGCGGACTTAATATGTTCGCAAATCAAGACAGTTTTAATACTGGTTATAAAATGGCGCAGATTTTGTCTGCGTCCACAATTATTCCTGATACATTTAAAGGGAACGTAGGTAATGTAATGATTGCTATTGATTTAGCGCAGCGCATTCACACAAATCCACTTATGATTATGCAAAATATGTCGGTAATTTATGGCATGCCTTCTTTCTCCGCTAAATTCCTTATTGCTTGTATCAATGCAAGTGGATTGTTCGCAACACCTCTTCGCTATGAATTTGTTAGTGAGCAAGGAAAAGACGATTGGGGCTGCTATGCTTATGCAATAGATAAGCAAGGCGAAGTGCTTAAAGGCTCTACTGTCACCATTCGCCAAGCAAAAATAAAAGGGTGGTATGATAAAAAAGGTAGCAACTGGCAAGCTGACCCAGAGCAGATGCTTCGTTATCGTGCTGCTACAAGATTTCAGAACGCCTATTGCCCAGAGATTACTTGCGGTCTTGCTGTTAAGGAAGACTTGGAGGATGGCGATTATACTGAGATTACCGCTAATAACGTTGAACAGCTTTCTGCCGAAGAGAAGCTCGCACAAGCTCAGCAGCAAGAGGAACAGCAAGCCAATACTCAGTCGCTCGATATGAATAACGGCGAGAATAAGGAAGAAAATAAGGCTGCTAATAATTCCTCAAGCGAAGAGCAGAAAACCGCTCAGACCGAAGAAAATGCGGCTCAAACAAAGCCTAAGGCAGAACCGATGGGTAAGCAGGAAATGCCTGATATATTTAAGCAGCAGTAAAATGACGGATAGGAGAGAGAGAAATCTCTCTCCTATATATAATAAGGTATAGAATATGCAATTAGTTACATTAGGTAGTGGAAGCTCTGGTAATGGATATATCCTACAGAGTGATGATGAAGCACTTATCATAGAATGCGGAATGCCCTTAAAAGATGCCATAGAAGTACTTGGAGGAAATCTTAAAAAGGTTGTCGGTTGCTTGATTACTCATAGTCACGGAGACCACGCAGGGTTTATTCGTCAGTATGCACGACCTTTCAATATCTTTGCAACCAAAGGTACTTTGGAAGAAAAGAAGATAAAGGAAGATGATTTTCATTACAATGTCATACCGATGCTTAAAGAGTTTCGTATTGGTAACTTCGTTATAAAGGCTTTCGATACAGTTCACGACACCAAAGAGCCTTGCGGCTTTATTATTTATCATCCCGATATGGGAGATATGCTTTTCCTTACGGATAGCCATCATATAAAGTATAAGCTATCTTTTCCACTTGACTATATCCTTATCGAATGCAATCACATGGATTCGTTGGTTGATAAGAGTGTGAGAGAGGGCATTATTCCTAAGAAGATTGGCATTAGAGCGAAAGCTACCCACATGAGCTTGGAAAGATGTCTGAACTGCTTGAAGGAGAATAAACTAGAAAGAACGAAAGCGATTGTGCTTATTCACATGAGTGCAAACAATGGCGATGCTGAATTATTCTCTTCTGAGGTAGCGAAAGCCACGGGTAAGGCGGTTCACGTTGCGAAGAAAGGATTCTCATTGGAGTTGATAAAATGAAAACTCTTGAAGAAATGTCGTATATACACATGATAGAGCAGCTACGAGAGGAGGTTAGAAAGCTCACAGATGAAAATAAGTTGTTGCGTGAATCAATAAAACGTTATTTGCATGAAAAAAGAAAATGAAGAGCCATGTTGCGGTAATTGTATTTCATTTACCAACGAAGGTATTTATGGTGATGGCTTTTGCTGCGATAAAGAAGAATGTACAGATTGTTGGAAATGGTGTGATAAACATAAATACAGATAATTATGATTATAGAAGGAAAACAAATTAAGGAATGGGTGGAACGTGCCTACAATAATGCCGTTAAACACGGATGGCACGAAGAGAAGAAGCCTACGGCACACTGGGTTATGATGATTAGCACAGAGGTTACGGAAGCCGTTCAAGCTGACCGCAAGGGGCGTTGGATGGATGACCTTGATAAAAGTGGGCTTGATTGCGTTATCGCTAACGACTATCACGGAGGTTTGGTTGAAAAATTCTACGGCGAACATATTGAGGGAACTGTTGAGAGTGAATTGGCAGACATCTGCATTCGTTTATTTGACCTTATGGGGTTAAAAAACGTAAAATGTAGAACAGAATATGTAACCGATGAAGAAAATGTAGAACTCTGTGAAACAAGAGATTTTACAGTTAATGCATTCTTCATTTCAAGAGGTATATTAAATTTTGCTACACCGAATAACTCTTTGCTCTGTGAAGCTTATTTTAATGATATAATCGTTGCTACCTTTGAATGGGCAGAATCACTAGGTATCGACCTTGTACAGCACATTAATCTAAAGATGCGCTATAATGAGACCCGTGAGTATCATCACGGAGGAAAGAAATACTAAAAAAATAAGGCGGCTGCTCTTCACGAGTAACCGCCTTTGTTATCCAAACAATCTTATAACCAAAAACTAAAACCTATAAAATATCAGTAACTATTGAAAAAAGTTTTATCCTTTTCTATTTTTGTATATTGCCAAGAATATCATACCTACCATGAAGAGAAGCACGAATACCGCCGTAACCTTACCTAATCGCACGAATGCAGCATCTGTTTTATTCATCGGCTTCTCTATATACACGGGATATGGAACAGAATCTTGTTTAGCTTTATCTAAGGAATCGATTTTGAGTCGATACTTGCTTAGACTATCCTTATATGATTTATAATAAGAAATACTATCTCTGAGCTTCTGTACGAATACCTCTGTATAGTTATGGCTCTCGTAGTGATATTTGGCTTGTCTGAGAATATTACCATCTTTATCAACCATTGTTGAAGTGCTATCTCTAATATGATTAGTTTCAGACTTGCTATTTTCTTTCAGTTCACTTTGAGTTCTCTGATAGAGTTCAATGGTCGCCGAAAGTCTAGCATTAAATATCGAATCCCAATGTGACTGCTTATCGCTGATATAAGTCTGTCGGGTAACCACCTTCGGGGTAGCCGTACACCCGATAACTATCTGCGTCATAAGAAACAGAAGCATTGAAATTGATAAACAATAAAACAAATCTTTAACCCATTTCATAAGCTTATATATTAAAGGCTTTCAAAGCTCTCTTCCAATATTTGGTTCTGCTTGCCAAGCCGTTTGTTCCACCATTAATTTTTTTTGTAACCGCTTCAATATCATTCTTGTCAGCTACGGCATTCAATCCTCTTGTCAGCCAATACCACATACCGCTCTTTACTGCTCCTCTCGGTTGTTCCAAGAGCTTTGGCGCTGCCACAACATTACCTTTGCAGTACTTTGAGTTCGTGTATGCTTGATAATTCGCCCTTCCTGTTAAATGCAAGAAGCCACGACCTTTATATCTGTAGCCGTCACCCTTTTGAGTATTGCCCAACATCTTTGCGAGCCTACCAACCTCATACTTATGGCAATAGTCAGCATTACCAATTTCTCGCATGTGTACCAACTCTGCGGTTTCGTGCGCCACTTGCGCAAGGAAATGTGCCATGCGAAGTGGAGTATTTATATTAAAAGCATCTGCGTAATCGTTGATATAAGGAAGATATATATTAATCCTTTCTCCAGCTTTCGGCATGATGGCTTTCATTTGTTCTTTTGTTACTTTCATTTTTTATCCTCCGTTGCTTTAAATCCTTCTTCTAAGGCATCACCAACACCTTCACTCTTTGATTTAGCAAGAGCTACGATAAAGGCTTTAATGAAGCCCTTTATTGTTTTCTTTTCTACCGCTACGCCACGAACAAACAAGAAATGTCCTACTATGCTCGGAATCTCTATTCTTACCGCAATAAATGCAGTAACAACCCATCCACCCCAAATATAATCAATATCAATCTGCGGCAATAAAGCTCTACCAAGAGATACACCTACCATTATATAGATAAGGTAGTCCACAAATTTATTTACAGTTCTGCGCCTTGCCCGTGATGCTCTGAACTCATATCTATCAGCAAGGAGAGGGCTCTTGCTTTCTAAAGCATTTTTATGTCGAAGGCTACTTTCTTCACAACCAAAGCGATAGTCAGCAATGATAAGTAGAACGATAGCAATGAGCATCCATCGGGTATCGAGTAACATACAACTCAACTCATCCCCGAATAGCATCATCCCTGCCGCTCTTGTACCCGTATTTCCTACTTGTCCTACCATATTTTGTTTTTGATGCAAAGATAGCTTTTAAAATCGAAAGACAAAAGAAAATAGATAATCGGGTGTAAACAAATAAAGAGGAACTTACCAAAAGCTCCTCTTTACAAATGATTCAAACAGTATATCTACTTCAAAAAGTATTCTCTTATATTATATACGCCATCCTTATCTTTCAGTAGGTCAAGGGCTAATTTGTAGGCGTATTCTACAAGTTCTTCCTCATTTATATCAGAAAGAGATTTCTCGCCCTTTATTATGGCAATGGTCTCTCCGTGGTCGCTTATTACTTGATTCATGGCTATATACAGCGCATAATCATTGTAATATGGTTTATCCTCCATGCATAAGCCCAACTTCTCCATTTCGTCCAACCATCCTTGCATATTCCAAGTTGCTTCGGGATTCATCTTACCGATAATATCCAAAGCCTCATTCTTGGTGAGATAGTTCTTCCATTTGATGGCGCAGAGCTTATCAAGATACTCTTGCGCCAACTCTGGGTGCTTCGATGCCATATCCTTCATCATGCAGCGCATCGTATCTCCAAATACGTGCATATACTTTACGTTTGTTGATGAAGCCATCATTCCATACAGCTCATCAAACTTACTCATAATCTCTTTTGCTTCCATATCTTCTTATATTTATGATTATTACTCTGCTGTTACCAGACTTCTCAACTCTTCAAAGTCATCCTTGGTGAAGCTAATACTCTTCTTGCTACCAAAGAGGATAGTCGTTATGATGTTGTCTGGTAAATCAATAGACAAAACACCGCCATCAATGCGACCTTTGATAAAACCAAGGTCAAACTCATAGTTGCTTATATTCTCTAACATCTGCATGAGGTCTGAGAATATGGTATCAGCATCTATGTTTCCGTCCTCATCGGCAATGAATAGGGTAGCGTTGTCAATGCTCTTGCCCCAACTATCCTTGTGTTTTGCGATGATGTTATGTGAAGCTCGCTTCATATACACGGATGGAATAGCCAGTGCAGGATTTTCCTTAACCATGTCGCTAATTCTAGCTTCTGCCCACAAATCCAAAGATGTAAGCAGTTTTTCTTTCAGTTCTGTTACGTTCATTTCTTAGTTTCTCCTTTCTTTGTTTTGTTGTACCAAACGAGATATTCTTGCCAAGTCTTGTCGCTGTGGTTAGTCATATAATCGTTGAGCATAGCAGATTTATGTTCCTCTGCCTGCGCTACTTCTTTTCTTAGTCGTTGCATCAAAGATAAGTGCTTCTTCAATGCTTCCTGCCCTTGCTGAGTGCTTTCGATACGAGGGCGTATGATGCGCAATTCCTCGTCTTGCACTAGCTTAGACACATATTGCAAGCTATTAACGTATTCCTGATTTTGCATCAAGTACTGACGTTGTGCGCCTGTAAGATTGTCTTCAATCTTGTCTATCTCATCCCAAAGCGGAGTTTGAGATTGCTGTGCTTGCATGTTGATAGATGCTCGCTTCTGTTGTATAGCTTCGTACATCTTCTGTAGCTCGGCATCCATCATCTGCGGCTGCTGACTTGTGCCCATATCCAATAATGGGCTGTTTCCAAAATTCATCATAATCAATATCTTTAAGTTGGTGATATATTATAGAGAGGTGAGAGGGCATCACCTACGAGAGATAGATACCCCTCACCAACTCATTTCTTTTTCTTGGGCTTAACAACCTTGCTACGCACCAGTGCTGGGCGTTGTGGTGGTTGTAGTGCCGCAGTTGCAGCCGCTGTAACTACCGAATCCCTGGAGTACTGGAGTGTTCGGGAGCATCAACTGCCCTCGCAAGCAATTGCAGGTCTTCTCGTTCACGTAAGCCATCATCAGCTTCTCCTTGTAAGGAGTGAGGGCTTCCATAACGGCTACCTTCTTGTCAAGGTCGCAATACTTAGCTTGCAACGCATCGTACTGGTCTCGCTGGTTCTTGTACAGACCGAAGTCCGCATCAATCTGAGACTTGTACAGACCGACCTCAACCTCCATTGCACGGCGGTTCTCTGCGTTGATAGCCTCTGTAGCACCCTTATACATAGAGAACTTCTCTGCGATGTCAGTTTCACGCATAGCGTAGAACTTGTTAGCGGTGTCGAGCTTCAAACCGAACATGTCGGTAAGCAGCTTAACCTCATCAGCGCATTCCTTCTCCATTACCTGCAAGGCGGTTGGCTGATTAGCATTCGCGCCATAGCCGTTAGCGTTGATGTTCACGTTCTCAGGCATATTGCTGCCACCGAGTGAACCAAACACACTGCGATTACCGCCAAATAACCAAGCACCAAGACCGAGTGCAGTACCAGCTATACCAAGACCCAATCCTGTGCCTGCGATACCTTTAGAAGCATACTCATCATGCTTCTTTCCCTCTTCGTAGATTTTCTTCTCTACGACCTTTGCATCTGTCATTTCCATAATACAATCTTTTGAAATCCTTAATATTAACTAACACTATTGTAACGTTACGGATGCAAAGGTACGAAGAATAGGGGAGAGCAAATATAACTCTATCACACTTTCTTTTAGTGGTTGATTATCAGTGATTTAAGGTGATAGGAGGTAATGTCATAAATAACAAAAAAAGAGAGGCAATTACTTACCTCTCTTACTCTTAATGAAGTGAAGAATATCCCACTTCTTCCAATATCGGGTGTGCCCACGCTTTTTGCACTCGCCATTGGGCAAATCTCCCCTAGCCACCATTCTGTTAAGGGTAGCATCAGAAACGTGCAGCTTATCCTTGACTTCCTCGGTAGATAGCATCGGGTTGAGAGCATACGGCAGATAGTTCTCACAAAGGTCTTCTATCTCATCGCTACTCATTCCGCAAGCAGTTACCTTCTCCCCTCTCTTCTCTTGCTCGTCTGCTCGAAAACAAGAATCCGATAACGATTTTAATAACACTCCCAAGGTGTGATAACCAAATAACTTTCCCATATCATTATAATCTAGAGATTAAACTTTGACAGCCCTTGCCTGAGAAATACTTATCGGCAAAACCATATACATAAAATATAATGGTCATTACAAGTATTACAACATTAGCTTCCACCATTTCGTTGGTGGTAAAAACATTCCAGTATACGATATGAATAGCATTTATCCCAAATAGGTAGATGATCATCGGAATACGCCATCTGTAGCAGAGCCAAAAGAATCTGCTCGCAATTATAAGCACAAGCGGATGGATGTAAACGGAAAAATAGATAAATGCTGCCGATACCCAATTCTCCTTAAACCATACGCACATTTCTTTTTCTTTTACCTTTGCACCCAGGAATCAAGTTAGGATATTTGGTTAATGGGTGTTAAGGTGAACTATCTTTCTTTCAAGGTATGCCCTTTCTCATGTCATAGTCCTTATATAATCCAGC